AAACATAATAATCGCATAGAGAATCTTTAGCTTTTATGTCCAAATTGTCATGCATTAACTGATAATTACAGAGGTAAAAACATAAAACAAGTGGCGTAATGGCGGAATTGGTATACGCACCATTCTTAAACAGTGGCGTTCAATAGAATTTGTGGGTTCGATTCCCACTTACGCTACTATTCTGATGGTCATTATGACCATGCGGGTTCGACTCCCGCTCTGGGTACAATTAGTAATTAACATTAAAATCAATTTATGATAAAAGTAATTAAATATTATGAACTAAATCGAATTAGTAGAGTATTAGTAATAGCAATAATAACATATATTATTGGCACTCTAATTAAAAGAGAATATGAAGAGTCCAAAACTGTATATAATTTTGTAGATTTACAAATGAAGTACAAGAATTATATATTAGTCAATAAAGAGAGAAGTATTACTAATGATGAAGAATATAAGTTCACATTACGTAATCCTATTACAAACCAAAATAGTACTGTATATGTAAAGTACTATCTATATCATCACGTATATTTTGTTGGAGATACTATAAAGTAACATTTTAATCAATAAAAGTATGAAAAGAGAAGAAATTAAATCTTACAAAGATGCTTGTAAAGTAATAGGTAGAAAGCCTAGAACTTATAAGGATAAGCATTTAAATCTGTATGAACAGCTTAGTACAATTACAGCTGCTCTTAACTTTATTAGTAACAATAACAAACCTTGGGAACCCAAGTTTGATTATTATTACATCTATTCTTGGTTATATAGAAGAAGTGGATATAATAAATCTGCGGGTTTGTTCGCTTTGCTTTCTGGCGGTGGGTTGGACAGTTCTTATGCTGCTGTCGGGACATCTCTGAAGATAAAAGAAAGAGAGGATGGAAATTACATAATAGAAAACTTTAAAGAACTACTCCAAGATTGGTTTTGGGGAGATTAATTACTAATTTTAAAACATTATCAAAATGGAAAATGAAATGATGGCGAGACCTAAACCGCCAAGAATAATAGTTTGGGTAGTATTAATAACTCTTGCCTTAATAGGCATGATGGGAGCAATAATTTACGCAGAGCGTGAAAACATTGCTAATTTCTTAAATGGTGTAAACCAAGAAGAAGTACAAGAAGATCCTCAAGTTATTATTGAGGAACCTGTAACAACAATACAGGATATTCTCAACATGAGAGAACAAATGAGGGAAGATAGAAGGGTTGATAGTGTTTTTTTAGCTATGCCAAAGGTAGTATTAATTGATATTTTGATGCAACATGGTACATCGTTGTCTATAAAAGACATGATTTACATATATGAATCAAACACATCAACGTATAACACAGTACTATCTGGAGCAAGAGCTCAAAAATATCTTGATGACTCTATACAAACTCATGTTATATCAACGGTTGTAAATGACTCTATTCAAAATTAAAACCAAACCTTCTTTCTGTTTTAAATGAATATTAGAGTCTAGTATACTCAGTCTGTGAAGATAGAGTATACGTCCTCAGAAAATGACAAGCATGTGGGGCGTAAGTATATACAGCAAGGTTATCGTTTATCCTCATTTATACAGGTTAATTGCGCAACTGTAAAAAACGGGATTGATAGAATAAATGGTATATATGATCGTGCGGACGTTAAAATCATGTACTCCAATAAGATTTAGTTTGACAGCTATTTCTGCTTACGAGTTAAAACTATAGTGAGAGTCATAGTAAGTAACGATTGTAGTCGTTTATCTTTGTCTTATAACAAATGCTATAAACTAAGTTGGCACTAACTTAATTAAATCCTGAGTGTCCAGGCGTCATTATTAACAATTTAAATTTTTAAAGACATGAAAAAGATTGGAAAATTTTTATTTGTAGAGCAATGCTTTGCAGATATTGAAGAAACAAAGCCTTGTATTATTCACATTGATGCAATTGACAATATAACATGCGTCAATACTAGTAGACTTGGAAAAGTTGTAGTGATAGAAACAGATAATACAAAAATTACCTGCAAAAATCCAGAGAATTTCTTTACTGAGTTTGAAAACCTAATTTCATCAGAGGAAGAAGAATGGTAGTCAATAAAGTAAAAGAAGGTCGTAAGTTAACTGAAATAAAATTCAGTAACGACCATTATCTTGCTAACCTATTAGCTACTACTAAAGTACTTGGTATATCGTTAGAACGAGCTAAAAAGCTATGTAGAACAGTACCAGGTAAAAGAGTAGAAGTTAATCCACCTATTGAAATTATCAGTAAATCAAATACTGATAAACTATTTGAAGAATTAGAGGAGTATGAAATAGAAATATCTATTAGTATTCCTAGTAAATAACTTATCAAAAGTAAAATATGAAAGCAATTATTATTACATTTAAAGGAGAAATAAAAGATGAACATGCACTAGTAACATCTTTAGCATCAAATATAGCAAATAATACAGATGCTAAGAACGTAGATGTAAGTATCTTATCAGATGAAGATGTGATGAGTGCTATGGTAGCTAAATGTTTAACTCCAACTGATATAGCAGTAGATAGACCATCTAATCCGCAAATACCAGTAATAGAAGACTTCTGTAAGAAGATTGTTGCATCTATTGGTTCACCTGCTCTCAAGACACGAGAGCTATTGAATTCAGAACTATGTAAGTTCTTAGTACAACAGAATCGTGAGGTTATTAGTGTTCCAGTAAGTATTATTGCTAAAGTAAATACTACTTCTGCATATTACGAACATCGTAAGGTACTAAAGGAATACGGTTTATCCGCATTACCTGAGTTATTACGTGATGTTAATCCTATATTTAAATTTTACTAGTATGGCAAAGAAGAATAATGAAGAACCTCCAAAGGAATTCAAAAAGAAGCCAAAACATAAAAAGATGGAGCCCTATAATCGTAAGAAAGCATGGAAATAGATAATAATTGTCCTACACTTGATAATCATATCAACTGTAGTGAATGTACTCATGAGTGTAAACTCAGAATGCAACCAAAGAATAGTAAAGAAGTAGAGGTTCCGCCAGAGCCTCTACTTAATACTATATATTACTAATTTAAATTGTTAGTAAAATGGTGGATTCAGTCAACCTAAAGAACTATTTATAGCCAAATCCCTAATGGAAGTTTAGCAGTTACTAAACTGCTATTCAAGAGTACAATGGACTATACAACGGTCAACCATTTATTGGTCAGTGATGAAGGAAACGGGTTACCTATGAATAAGAGATACAAATAAATAGGATAGTTCTTTTTAATCATTACTTAAATTTATCAAAAAAATATGAGTAAAACAAAACGTATAAAAGCTCTAAAAGAATTTATAGAGCTAGAAAAATTAAACAAAAATCCAGTACAAGAATATATTGACTGGGCTAAAGAGGAAATAGCTAAACTTGAAGCATACTTAAAAAAAGAGCATCAAAGAGTAACTAATTACCTTATTCTTACATCTATAAATCGTAAGAAACGAGAGACAGCTTATGAAAATCGTAAGCTGATAAAAGCAGGTGAAAGAGAAAGTTATCGTCAACGTAAAATTCGATTAAATCGAGAGCGTAGACAAGCACTTAAAACTGCTTAAGATGTCATATTATATGACTAACATAGTTATTACTCCTACTCTATACGAGGAGAAAAGATTAGAAGCTATATCATACTTTAGTAGATGTAGTAAAGAATCAGCACTAAAAATTCATAAGAAGAATAAGTACAGAGATATTAAATTAAGACTAAACATTATAGCAGTAGCTATAATAGAGGCTAAAAAGAGATATTTTAGTGATTGTTCTTTCATTAAGATTATATTATAGTGTTAAATAAATTTTATTGTTAAATCAATTAAACTGTATTCAAAATGGCAGAAAAGAAAATGAACATCCTCTTAGAGGAAGTAAATGGAGAAAACATCCAAGATGTAATCGCTAACTCTAGTAAAGTAACTGAAGACATTGCTACTAAGGCAGCTGAGAAGATTGCCGAACGTCGCAAAGAGAAGCTAACAAATGAGTTAGTTGCTATTGTACAGAAATGTGAATTTACAGTATCTTCCGCAGTACTGCAGGTTCGCCGTTCTAATCGTACAAACCAACGTATTAAAACATACCTGAAGGATTTATCTGCACTCGCTGAAGATATCAAGAGTGGAAATAAGCCTGTATCCGCATGGGATAAAGAAGCTCGCGAGATGAAGAAGCAGTATGATAAAGACCTTATTGAAATCGGTAAGAGTATTGACGAATCTCAAAAAGAACTGCGTGATATCTTCCCGGATTCCTGGCAGTGGACATACGATGAGTTAGTACCCGGTGTAAATCGTCGCTAACTCAAAACAAACAAAATAAAAGAGGTTCCAAGCTTAGAATCTTTGAATCAATAGCTTAGTATGTGAGTCGGAATCAGTTCTTTTGAACTAACTAGGGCCTGAGGCATACAAGGACCTGAATTAACAGGTCTCATACAGAATTTTTAAATCAGTTATGAGGAACTACCGTGAACTACTGATCATAAGTCTGAGATCGCGACAATAAGATTGTCCTCTAGAGATAGAGAAACGCCTTAGTCGTGACATCAAGTTTAGACTGAATAATATGAATCTTTGAATCGCTTAAAGTATCTATACTTTAACTATTATTCGTGTATTATCAAGATCAGTATAAGAGAACTAACCATTCTCAAGACCATAGGGTATACAACTTTGGTCGGTTGTATACCCACATTGACTGTTAGGTCTATGAATCAGTCGTATGGACGAGGGTTTGATCCCCTCCAGCTCCACTCACTATGACGTCTAAGGTGACTTCTATTGCTAGCGTTTCCCTCGAAGTAAAATGATAGGAAACGCATATGGGGCTGAATGAATTTGACAGCGACAATGTGAAGTAGAATAGGTCAATACGCAGATAACTGGCAATACAAGTTATGTAATGGACTATACTGGTATCGCAGCATGATAACAGAGTCCAACGGCTAAGCTAATGTCGTAGAAAGCTGGAGTAAGGATAGCACTCAGTTGGTAGAGCGGTGAGATAGTATCAAAAGCTGGTATCGGAGGTTCGAGTCCTCCCCTTACTACAAATATAGAGTGTTCAGTTAATAGGCAAGCGCAGGGAGCAGGGAGGTATAGTAGGGAGACCCTACTACGCTATTCTATAGTTCATTAACGTAGAAATAGCGCTGTATCCAATCGGCATTATAGGTTCGAGTCCTATACACTCTACAATTAAAAACTAATTAATATGGAAAGTAAAATCAATTATTTAAGAGAAAATTATAAGAGTACTAAAAATTATATAGTTACTTGGGAGCACTCTTATATACCTAAAGAAGATAGGTACATGTATTTCTTATATATACGTTATACTGGATTAAATAGTACTGTATTATACAAAAGTAGTATAGATTATACTTATTTAACAATGCTATTTGATTTATTTATGAAAGATTATTAATTTATTTATTAACATAAATTATATGAGAAAATGTGTAGTAGAATGTGATAATAAACTTTATTATTGTAATATAATTAAAGAAAATCCTTGGCCCGAAAAAAAGGGAATCTTCTTACTTGAATTTAATGAAGAACTATTACCAGAATTGCAGAAACTAGAAGATTTCTTCAGAAATCCACATAGAAGAATGTGGTTCAAAGAAGAAGATATATTATTTGAATAAATAATTTAATCAATAAATTAATTTGAAATGGGATTAATGAATTTTATTAGACAGAATCTTCCAGAATCATGGGAGAAAGCTGCAACAGAGATGAGAATGAAGACTGAATTAATAACTCGTCTTCATAATGTAGTACCTCGTGCTTATAAGAATAAGTATCACTACAAAGAAGGAATATCTTATATTAGAAGAGTATTCAATACTAAATGTGACATAATACATTTAGTAGATGCTACTGATATAGATATTACTAAATGGAATGAATTAAGTAGTAAAATAAAAGAATACGAATATCAATGCGTGTAAGATATTTTGCTTGGTTTGACTCTAAACATGAAAGAACAGAGTTCATTAACTTGCTCAGATCAGCTAAGTCTGATATTGATGCAGTTAATAAAGTGATGCAAAAGTATCCAGAATTAACTTTATCAGAAGTATCTGGAATAGTAAATAACTTTAAAAAAGAAATTAATCAACCATGAGACTCAATCATCCTGGTATCTACAGAATTGTAGGTGAAAGCTTTGAACTTCTAGCTAATATAACTGGAGAAGTTCCTTGTATGAGAATTACTTCTGCACTATTAGTTAATGACTTAGTACAGAAAGGGGAATTCACAGTACTACCTGAAGAATCTATTGAAATTCAGAGCGTGTTAGCGAATCCCGACAAATTTGTTTTTCTAGAGTATGAATACTCAGAAATATGTTCATTACCATCTTATCGTCAATCGATACATGGTACAAAAATGCCTAATATAACTGATGAACAGTTAAAGACATTTACTAATAAATACCTTGAAGATATTGGAATATATGGGAGAGGTGTAGCTGCAACTAAAGCTTATATATTAGAAACCACAGGCTGGTCATTAGCACAAATTAATGTAGTACTAATGAAAATAGCTAAAAGAGTAAAGCAGCAATATGTTAATTTATAGTTTGACAAACCATATATATACCACTTGGGGAGTTAAATATAGTTCATTTAACTGGCGACCTGAGTGGTATACCTTTTTAAGAATACAAAAAAGGGAATTAAATGAATTAGAGTTTCATAAGTCTTTTAAGATACAAACTGTAAAATACTTAGTATCTTGGTTCGATACCCAAATACTACAGAAAATAGGAGTAGATAAAGATTTAACTTTAAAAGTACGTATAAGAATATTATGTGGATTAATCAATAATACTCCTACTAGTGTACTTACTAGACCTATGAAGATAGAATTCATGGAATGCATATGGGATACTTATAATAAATTCTACAAAGATTGGTATGAATATTATTGTAGGAATATACTAGAATTGCCATTTTAAGCTTATAGAGGTTTGATCGCCTCTATAAGTACTAATAAAAGTTTGAGGGCTGTGACCTACATGACACTGAGATTAGATTAAATTCTGACAGTAGAGCAGCAGTGTGGAAGGATGGTGTGTCAAACAAAACTTTATAAAAGCCCGTAATTATGACAGATGAAGAAAGACAACAGCTTTTAGATCTGATCAAGCAGGCTAAAGAAGGTAAACAATATGCCTTCACACAGCTTTATAATCGTTATCACAGAATTATATACAATACTATATATAATATTGTACACAATAAGGATGTAACAGATGACTTAGTATCTGTAACGTTTACTAAAGCTTTCTTTAAGATAGCTAGTTATGTTAATCATATTTCATTTGAGATGTGGTTAAAAACTATCGCTATAAATAGTAGTATTGATTATATACGACGTACCAAAAAAGAGAAGTATGATTATGAATTAGATAATGATAATAACTGTCTACAGGTAAGCAGTTCGGCCGACAGCTCACCAGAGGATTTGTACATATATCATGAGACAGATAGTAAGTTATCTGACGCACTAAGCAGACTTCGCTATAAGTATAGGTATATACTTGAACTACGCACAGTTCAGAATCTCTCTTACAAAGAGATTGCTGAGCATCTTGAACTCTCTGAGTCTCAAGTGAAATCTCGCCTTAACAAAGCGAGAGAGAAATTAAAACAATTGTTAAACTAAAAACATTTACTAATTATGACACCAGCAATTATTGGTCTACTAACTGTAGCATTTATCCTTGCGCGATTATTTCGTAGTACAGGAATGTGGTGGAAACTTGTTTTCGCCATTATGGCTGGTCTATTAGTAGGTATTTTGAGTAAGGAAGTAGTTAAGTCAGATAATGATAAAACTACTTCTCTTACTAGTTTAGTTAGCACCATGAGTAATGATGATGCTTTAACATGCATGCAAAGCTTAGTAGCTACAGTGACAGAAGGTACTACCGTTCGCCTTACTGGGGTTGCAGGTTACATTGTTAAAGATGAAGAATTATTCGATGCACTAACTAAAAATAATACTTTTACTAATGGACGTGACTCACCAGAAATAGAGGATGATAGTTAACCTCTTAAACTAATCTATCTTTTTAATTGTACTTAATAATAATTTTTTATTTTAACACTTTAAACATTATCAAAATGGCAAAAGAAATGAGTAAGGCTGAAAGAAAGGCAGCCTTGAAAGCAGCAAAAGCAGCAGCAAAAGCTGAAGCTAAAGTAAACAACACAGAGAACAAGAAAGAGGAAACTAAGCCTCAAGTAGATAACAAGCCGAAAGATGCTAAAGTAGAGGATGCAAAGAAGGCTCCTGCTACAGCTAAAGAGACTAAGGTTCAGGCGAAGAAGGATGCCCCTAAAAGTCCGGATAAGCCTAAGAAGAAGGAAGAGAAAATTCCTACAATTATTCCTGAAGATGCAACAGGTAAGAACAGTCCTGAAAAGAAGGCTGTAGAACGTGCTGCAAATCTTATTACAGGAATTCCTACAGCCGGCATACCTATTGGTTCAAGAGAATCATCTGTTGATGGTAAAGCCATGTTAGCATTTGTAATGCAACAGCGATATGCTAACAATGAAGAACTCAAGAAGCAATATCCTGAGTTATATGCAGACATCAATCGTAGCATTGATGTAGTTACTTTGTTAGCTCTTGTTGACGTACGTCAAGATTTGTTCGACCGTGGTGAACGTGGAGAATTGCAGTTACAAATAGCTGCAGACCAAGTATTACCGCTGCAAAGTATGGCAGAAATGCTAGGTATTAAACTAGCTCCTGCTAAAGCTCTACCTGGGAATGATGGGCAAATGTCTATTAACTTCTCAGAAAGTGAAGTACCTACAGAACTTGCAAACAGCAAGCCTAAAGTAGAAATTCCAGAGCTTGATCCTAACAAGATTACTAATGATGAGGAATTGAAAACTGCCCTTAATTACCTCATCTCTAAAGAGAAGAATGTGGCAGAAAATATAGTTAACACTGTAGAATGGTATCGTGTATATCGTGGCCTGAAAGAAACTAATGCAGATAAAAAGCTTGCATTAGACGAAAAGACAGTTACAGATTGGATTAATGAGATATTCTCCATTATCCAACCTACAGCTATCTTACGTGGTTTAGGTCGTGCTGTATACCTATATACTTCACAGACAGGTTCACCGTGTATGGCTCACTCTATCATGCATACGCATATGTCTAAGGCTGGTTGGAGTGAAGAACAAGTAGCAGAAGCATTACGTGCTTTAATTGGAGAAAACTTCCGTTATAAACTGAAGGATGATCCTGAGGCAAAACCTGAACAGGATAAAGCAATTAATGCTATTACTGGCTTACTAGGCAATGACTATATTGATAAGTTATTTGCTGATTATACTATCACTACTGATGGTGTAGAAGACAGTAAGAAAACTGAACTTGAAGCAGCACGTGAAGTTGCTCGTAAGGTTCTAGGGAGTATTCGTACCAATTACTTTGACAAACAGAAGGAGACTCCTACGCTTGATAAGATGCGTATGGTTGTAGGTCAGATTATTAATCTGTATCGAGATCCGGCTGATCGTCTTGCAGAGTATTGCCAAGGAGATTTAATCGCTCCAAAGGAAGACGAATATCCTAAGAATGAAGAGAAATCTGAAGGGACTGAAAAAAAAAACTAAACTGGTTTAAAAAGTTTCTTTTGAAAATTCATATCCTAGAAGAATAACCATTCTAATAAATATCATATCAAATGAATAATAGAATGTTAACTGTAGTTGGAATGTTTGTTGTCAGTGTATTCATTGGTAGGCAAATGTTCGCAACTACAGAAGTTATACAGGCACAGCCTGTTATACCCTCTATAGTGGAGTTACCTAACTTCCCTAAAGTAATAAAAGAGGAGAAAAAGTCTGTAGATGAGATAAATGTCGAGGTCGACTTATCTACATTAGAAGTATCTGTGAAAGGAACAACAGACGCAAAAGTGAATGTAAAAACTACTGGTGAACCAAAGCCAGTAGTTAAGTGGAAAACTAAAGTAATAGAGAAGACGAATTCAACAGGATATCCGAAAGTAAAAGCTATAAGTAAGGTATCTGATGACGAATCACCGGCAACTCCATTAACAATAGTAGATAAACATGAACAATAAAATTATACTTCAACAGATGATACGTCTATCACGTATCATTAAGGACTCAAGAGAAGCAAGAGCTAAACTAAGTTCTATACAATCTCAGACTGAATATTTTATAGTAGAAGGTATTCAGTCTACTTTTATTAGAGACCAAGCCAATAGTAGTATAACTAATTGTTTATATGTAGAACAGTACTTACGCTCGTCTGTAAGTAATGCTTGCAAATGTTTGGATGGTTTTGATGCTTCAAAAATGGAACCAATAGACTACATCAGTAGTAGTGATGTAAAAAATAAATTTGTCGACATATGTCTAGGTAAGAAAGTAGTAGCTTCTATTAATCTTACCACTGGTGAAATAATAAGCATCAATACACCAAAACAAAGATTAACGGCTAAAGATGACAGCCCTACGGTAAAAAGTTAGTGATAATAACCGTATAATAAATACTTTAATTATATCACAGTTCGAGAGGAGTAAAACTGTAGCGTAAATCACTCCGGGGAAGTCATGCGGTAAGGTATACAACAATACTGGTCGCACCTGTCAGGGAGCTGTAGTCATTTCTACTGGCCCGAAACAATACAGAATCCGAGAATATGTTAGCTGCTAACACAGTGAGATTACTCAAAAGGTAGGATAATAGGCCTAAACGTCTGAAAAACGGAAGGTAAAAGGGGATAAGAGTGCATAATCCTCTCTAAGTAACGACATGATGAGAACCGTACTGGCGATTACTGTTACTAAAGACTCGTAATTTAAGAGAAGACACACTGAATTACAAACTTAAGCAAGTGGAACGAAATCCATATATCCGTATTAGTTTATCAAAAGCAGAATCAAAAAGGGATATAAACACGATGACGAAACAGGGGCAATACGGTTCCTGACTTACTCCTTTGGAAAGAGTAAGTAAAGCTGAAAGGCAAAGGTTAGTTTCACCTTAAGCAAGCAGCCAACTCATGGAAAAAAAGAGATTGCAGATAACGCATTACCGGTCTCCAAAATCGGTTAACAAAAGCGCTACTGTGCGTCCAGAAAGGGAAACAGGCTAACTCTAGTGTTCAGTACACATCAGCTGTGATGTAATATGCAATTGTGGATATTAGAACTTGTACTTATGAAGGGAGTAAATTACTAATACTAATGTAAGGATAACCGTGTTATGGTACATACTTATGCAAAGTAAGGATATGAAAGCTGGAAACGCAATGATCCAAGAATTAAACATGTAAATGTTAAAGCTTGACTGATTACCGTGGAGCAGGAGCCAATCCTGTGCGCTATCGTAATTAGCGTGCTGTAAAAGAACTTACGTATAAGGGATGAGGCATATGAGATTGATACCGTCTTTCAAGTCTAAGGTGACTCATGAGTTTTGTCGTGTAGATGAGTATAATATATGAGAAATGACGAGACTAAAATATAATAGTCTAAAATGCGAGTATGAGGGCGCTATAACCCTGAACTTAGAAGCGGACACCTTTAGCAAGTGTTATTACGTGGTAATAAGTAAAATTAGGAGACGCAGAGAAAACTCCTTGTAAAAAACGGCAGAGCTTAAGCATTTCAAGATATGTAAATGCCTTTGATTTATTATACTAGTTCATACCAGAATTTTGGATAATAAACATCGTTATGGATTAAGGAAGTAAATAGAGTTATTAAAGATGCTTTAGGGTTAGAATCCTAAAACCAGTTTAATAATAATTATAGTATATGATGATATACTTAATGAATCAACTTTACTTACGCTGAATAGAGTCAGCTATGATAAAATGAACTCTAATTGTTTAACTATTTAACTAATTGGGAAGTCCAATGATAGTACAGAGATTTCAAGCTACTATTGTAAAGTAGAAGTTAAGGAGTACGAGTCACCCCGACTGCCAACCGACATTGCTGACTGTTAAGACACTCGTAAAGTACAATGCGCAACATTGTATGTGAGAGAACGCTGAATCGTTAGTTACCTGTGTTGTTTCTTACACTGTCTCTGTAAGGGCAATAGTACACTTATGATGAAGATATTCCATAAGCAAACAAGGAGACGATGATAGGTGGAAATCCTAATGTTCGTGCAGTATAAACAAACAAATCCTGGAAATGGTATAGATGGGTCATGCTATAAGCAATGAGTCTATGATTTTAGTAATGTTAGATTAAACAACCGTAATTCTGACGAATTTCGATAATACCGGACATACTCAGTAGGTTCTAAGGAACTGATGATAAAGTGGCTTATATCGCATCTAATCGCGTTATACGCTTACGGTGAGAGGTGCGTTGAACATCGTATAAGTTGAATTTCAACCGTCGAAACGGGACGATAAAACTAAGAAAAATAGCAGAAATTATCAGAAGTAACTCGCAGAGTATTTCTCATAAATTTTCAATTTATTATTTTTGTGCTTAGTAGATTATGTGATTGAATTCACCTATTCCTATTCTGAATAGCTATTAAATAATCGAACAGTGGAGAGACTTTAACAATTTTTTGTATAACTATGTTCGTATTGGTATATCAAGTACGGACTCAAAAAGGAACATTTTTATGGAAAATAATATTAATGGAGCTAACACTCCGGGTTTAGCAGCTCAAATTTTAGCTCGCTATCGGCAAACAGCCCAGAAGTTTGGGCCTTTCTTTGGACAGCAGATATTTACAATTGTAGCACAAACTCCTGACCTTAAGTGGAAAGAAGATGTAGCTACAGGTAAGAATACTTTCCGTCAGGAAGTAAAAGCTTATATTCTCAAGGCTATTGATGTTGAATCAGTAAGCTTACTTGAGAAGGATGTTGATGGACGTCCGAAAATCATTTTGAATGAAAAGAAGAATGATCCGTCATTGGTCTTTGAGCTTGCTGATCCTGAATTTACTAAAGCAACACGGCAGAATGTAATTGAGTGTATTGAACGGTTGAATAAACCGGGTTCTAAACCTATGTTCTTTACAGCTGAAGAACTTCCTATGTTGAATGACTTAACTAAGTTATCCAACCAGAGTGTGTTGAACTTCTATGAAGAGATGACACGTAAGTGTATGCAGTTAGCTGAAACTGTCCGTAGTTATATGGATATGAATCAGCGTATGCAGGTTGAGTATTTACGGCAGTGCGGTTTAGATAATCAGGAAACTGAAATTCACGTAACTGCTACAATTACTGAAGAAAAATAGTAGAAGCTTATGAACGGCAGACTTTCTTCATTACGTGTAGAACTTCTGCGAATTCTAATATGTTCTGAGCCAGCCATATTGTCTAAAATTCAGATTTGGAATGGAGGACGTACCGAAACGCCTAAAAAAGTAAGTATTAGAGAAGATGGACGGGTCTTTCTATTTTACGGAAGTGGGCCATTATGGTGGCAAAGATTATTTAATACTTATGAATCGGTAAGTATTATAGATGCTTCTATTAGTATAGCAGATGCAATTACTGGGTCAAATTCGACTCGAAATGAATATGCCTTTGACGAGATTACTAAAAGTATAATTGATGAGGCAAAGAAACGTAAGGATTTCGATTGTATAGTTGATATTTTGTTTGATTGTATGCGGAATTGTTCAGATGGGGAACTACATTCTAAATGGATTAATCAAGAGAATATCAAAAAATATGCAAGAGAAAATGGTATAACCAACGTTGAAGACGTTAACCTTGAAGGGCTTAATGGAATAGTTGGAATTAAGACTGGTGGACGGGTTATTCCTATAGTACTCGGCCAGTTAAGAAAATTTAGAAAATATTGATTTGGATATTATCTTAAAACAACATAATTTCATAGTACTGAATCGGGTACTATTTATAGTAATTACTGCTGAATTGGGCAGTTATTACTACACAGTCCCTTAACTCAATTGAATAGAGTAACACACTTCTAATGTGTAAGTTATGGGTTTGAATCCCATAGGGACTACTACTGGTAGATGTAGTTTGGTCGAGTATTTAACATTTAAAAACATTAATCAATATGAAATCAATTACATCAATATATTTGCTCGGAGATAAGAATAAAGGTAAAATCGGTCGTATTAAGGAAATTTCTAATGAAATTACTTTCTATTGGAATAAGATTAAAGAAGAAAATGTTATTCCAAAAGAGGCTAAACGTAATTATGACTTAAAAGAGTTACTTCAGAAGATTAAAACTCTATCTGAAGAACGCATATTATTAAAACTGTATATGCAGTGTATTAATATGGGTTATAAGAAGTTTACCGAATTACCTAAAGATAATAACTATCTTAACATCTTTACTTTATGTGAAAAGACTGAACAGTTGTTTCACTTAAGTAAGATTAAGACTCTTGATCCGAAGCTTAAACGTTCTAAAGGAAAGAAGAACCTAGATAAAACTGAAGAGCTTACTTCAGCTTATATTGCAGGTCTAAAAAATAAATTACAATTAGAAATTAACAAAATCAATAAAGACATTACAGATTTTAATGAGAAAGCAGAACTTAATATTGAAGCTCCTGCTTTAGCATTAGCTGCATAAATAATATTTAAAGGGGTAAATCCCCTTTAAATTAGTATTAACATTTTAATTATCAAAATTATGAAAAAGATATTAGCAAAGAAAAATAAGAGAACCGGTATAAAGAATCATAGAAGTAATAAAAATAAGTTTCGTAGAAGCTATAAGGCTTATCAAATAATGACGGTAAGCAAGAAACCGGGACCATCTGGAGTCATTAAATATGATGAGAATGGGAAAGTAATAGAATTTGTAAAGTGGGCAGGAAACAAGAAGCAGTCTGAATATACTACTAAAGTAGCAAAAGATGCTATGAATGAAAACAAATCTATAAAACAATCTAAAAAAGAATTAATCAAGAATATTCTTATGAAAGCAGGATATGATCCTACAATACGATATACCCGTAAAGAGAAGAAACATTTTACGCGTATAGTTAAGAACAATATGTTCACTAAACCTAAGGGAGTTACGTTAACAACTGAACAAATCAAAGAGAAAATAAAAGCTGATAAACTTGCAAAGAAATCTATGCAAGCTAAATTTGATGAATCAGTACGTAATAATCCTTTAACTCCTAAAAAAGGTAAACAGATGGCTCCTAGTGCCGCAGAACTATCTGTTAAAGAAAAGCCTAACAAAAGAAACTTTCAATATGCTATACAGAGAAAATGCTCTAATAATGATATGAAAGTATATGATTTTGCTACTGGAAACTTTGAAGCATCTACTAGAGATGAAGCAAAGAATAAAGCTGCCAAGTTAGCTAAAAAGTATAAGAAAGATACATCATTTACAGGAGTAACTGTAAAAGATATTGAAGGAGATAATAGTATAACTTATTATAGTCGTAATAAGTTATTAGCAGCATAAAAACATAATATTTCTGTTTCCATAACTTAAACTGGTTTCTCATGTAGCTCAGTGGTAGAGCCGCTACTATGTAGTGTGATTGCGTTGGTTCGAGTCCAACCATGAGATCTAACTTTAAATACTTATAATATGATTATACGAGGAAAGATAGTCTACGTATATGATATTGAGGTATTTCAAAATATCTTTCATTGTTCGGTAAAAAATACAGAAACAAACGACATCTATAAGTTTGAGATATCAGAAAGGAAAAATCAACTAAGAGAATTAGTTAAGTTCTTTAAACAAGTAGATAAATACATTACTTGGGGAGATTATTATACTACAAATATTAACATTCCAGCTAATGTTATATTTTGTGGCTATAATAATTTGCATTATGATAATCCTATAATTAATTATATAATTGAGTATGAGGATAAATTAATGCAATATAATATACCTACTATATGTAGTTCTATATTTAATCTAAGTAAGACCATAACTACTTCAAGTGAAGATAATATAGATGCGTGGAAACATTGGAAGTATCAAATATGGTTTGATACTTTTGATATTCTTACTATGTTATATTCTAATAAACTTAGAGTAGGTTTAAAGGAAATCCAAGTAACAATGCAATATCCTAATGTACAGGAATTTGTATGTGATTGGACTAAACCTCTTCCCTTAGAGGATTTTGACTCTATGATAGATTATAATATCAATGATATTGAATCTACCTCAGAATTACTAAATAGATGTAAGAAAGACGTTGATTTACGAATCGCTATTGAAGATGAATATGGAGTAAGAGTACTCAGTAAAGATGGTGTAAATATTGGAATGAAAATTTTAACTCAGAAATATCTTGAAAAAACAGGTCTAACTTGGTGGGATATTAAAGATTTAAGATCTCCAATGAGCGTAATACCATTAAAAGATGTAATATTACCATTTATTAAATATGATAGTCCTATTTTACAAAGAGTACTAGAAGATATGAAAAATCAGATAGTATCTCCAGGTAGAAAAGGATATGAAAATAAGTTTGTATTTAATAATTTACGCTATTCTGTAGGAGTAGGAGGTATTCATTCTGTGAATAGTCCTGAGATTATTATTCCTAGAGATGATGAAATGCTTATAGATATAGATGTAGCTTCACTATATCCAAGTATGCTTATAGAATATGAATTCTATCCTAGACATTTAGGTAAAGAATTTTTAGAAGTATATAAGCAAATCAAAGATGAACGAATTGAAGCTAAACACAATGGTGATAAAGTAAAGAACGAAACTTTAAAGTTAGCTTTAAATGGTTTATCAGGTAACTTACAGAATGAACATAATTTCTGTTATAGTCCATTTGCAGTAATGCAGATTAGAATTAATGGACAGTTACTATTACTTATGTTAGCTGAAAAATTAACTCAAATTGGATGTCGAATCGTCCAAGCAAATACTGATGGTTTATTCGTCTTACTAAAGAAAGATGCATATTCTAAAGTAAACAGTATTTGTAGAGAATGGGAACAGCTTACTAAACTTACCTTAGAGGAAGATCGTTTTAAAGCAATGTATCAATATGCTATTAATGATTATTTTGCTATTACTGAAGATAACAAAGTAAAAGAAAAAGGAATGTTTATTACTGCTGTAAAATTAGGTAAAGGATTAACTCCAAAGATTATACCTAAAGCAGTAATAAGTTTCTTTAAAGACGGAATACCGGTCGAAGATACAATTAAGAATTGTACAGATATAAGAGATTTTCTAATGTCTGAGAAAACTGGTAAACAATGGCATGTTGAATATATGAACGAGGAGCAACAAAGAACTAATCGTTTCTACGCATCTACTAATGGTGGATACTTGTGGAAATGGAAAGATACTGGTCATAAAGAAGGTGAAATTATAACATATACTGAGCCATACGTAGGAGAACGTAAATATAAGGCTTCTGCAAGACAGTATCAGAATATGCTTACTGCATCTGGTGTTACTCTTCTAAATAAATTTGATAATAAACCAATTGAAGAAAGAAAGATTAATTATAGGTATTATATTATGGAAGCCTATAAGATAATCAGAGATTTAAAACCGTTACAATTGAGCCTATGGGATTAACAGAGGCTTATCAGATATATTTCAGATAAACCATAAGCTTATATAATATATAAGACTATGATTTTAGAAATAGACACTTCTATCTTAGATAGAATACCAACTTTATCTATTAATCAATTAGTATTCCTAACACTTGTATTGAATGATATCAAAACAATCAATCAAGACATTCAGAAACTTCTCAGCCTAGTTAATGAAGAAGAGATACAAGAGTTAGAGACTCAAGGTTTAATTTCTATCCAATATGATAGAGATACCCAAGTCATAAGTAAAACAGAAAAACTAGAAGAACTTCTTAAAGAAGATAAAGCTATGTTTGATATGTTTTATGACCAATTTCCAGTTTACGTTATGAGACCTGATGGAACTAAAGGATTTCTCAGAGCTAATGTAAACAAATGTAGGAAAGAATATAATCGTATCGTAGGCAAGTCTAAAGCAATGCATGAACACATTATGGATTGTTTAAAATATGAAATAGATGAGCGTATGCGTACAGGTAAAATAGGTTATATGAAAACTATGTGGAAATGGCTCACTCAACACGAGTGGGAAACTATTGAGGAACAAATGAAAGTAGAAACTCCTAACCAAAATTACTATAATTATGGAACAGATATCTACTAAGACACTAACATTTAGACATATATCCTCTGCTACTAACGAAGCAGTAGAATATATTCGTAAGAGAAAGAATCATGAGATTGTTTCTTTACGTACTAGATGGAGTAAGTTTAATAAATCCTGTATGGGAGGCATTGAATCTAATACTATATATACTATTGTAGGTATATCTGGTAGTGGCAAAAGTTCATTTGTAAATACGCTTGAAAGTGATTTAATAGACTTAAATTCTAATCAGGATGTAGTAGTACTTAATTTTTCATTTGAAATGTTAAGTTCTAGACAAGTAGGTAGAAAATTGAGCAGTAAGTTAAGGCAAACTACTGCTCAGCTATATAGTTCTAGTAGTGATTTAGACAATACACTATTAGAAGAAGTAGAACAAACTTCTCAACAGATAAAATCATATCCGATATATTATGTAGATACACCGGGTACTGTTGCAGATATAGCATCTACCATTGATTACTTTTATGAAAATAAAGCTAAAGGCAAGAAATTTGTGATCATACTTGATCATACTCTACTTGTTGAAGGTCAAAATCGTGAAAGTGCACTACAAGTGATTTCCGATTTACAGAAACTGTTTATTAGAGTAAAAAAGTTTCCAGATACTACAATAATACAGTTATCACAGATGAATCGTAATATCGAAAATCCTGAAAGAATTAATAATCCATCTATGCATTATCCAATGCGTAGCGATATATCTTCCGCTGATACTATTTTTCATGCATCAGATTACGTTATATGTATTCATAGGCCAGAGCTACTCAATATACAGAGTTATGGACCAAATCGTCTACCAGTAAGAGATAAAGTTTATTTGCATATTCTAAAGAATAGAGATGCAGGTGAATGTTCTATACTTGAGTTTGACAATGACCTTAAATACAATAATTTAATTGAAACTATACGAGAAGAAGAACCAGTAAGGAAGATTTCGTTTAGTAATAACAATTAAAAAGGCTGAAAATTATGAAATCATATACATTTACATTACCGAAAAATACTAAGAGTGCAAAAACATATAAGGAGTCTTTAATGGACCGAGTAATTAACGCTTATCCTTGGATGACTGTAGAAAGTAAGAGTGATTATCCTTCTTGCAGTTATGGCATCGAATATGCTGGTGCAGGTGATATTATTACTTTAGGTTTAAGTAAGACTCATAATATTGGATGGTTGCCGAAGGAATGCGCTAATTGTCCGTTTAAGTGTTGGGGAGATAATGTAATTAATTTCGACTTAGAAACAGAATTCTTCAAGGCTATTAATGCACTTGATATTTATGCAAAGGAACATTGTCCGTTTGATGTTGACTATGACTTTAAAGATGAGTTTGGTACTCCGGTTAAAATCTTTGATAACTTCGTACAGATTGGTTATGAAGTAATTCCTATTGCATTTGGTTCTTTGAACTATTTAAAACCGAAGACAAAGAAAACTATTATCGATATCACGATTAATATTAAGAAACGTGGTTTGTTTTAATTAAAATATCTTATTCCATATTATCAGAAATTATCAGAACTTTATCAGAGGAATACAAAAAAAAATAAAAGCTTTTATGATTGTATTACCAAAAGAGAAAGTAAAAGCTAAAGTAGAAAATCCTAGATTTTTGATTTTATTTGGTAAACCAAAAGCTGGGAAAACTACTTTAGCTGCAGCACTGGATAACAATCTAATTATTGATTTAGAAGGTGGTTCAGAGTTCTTAGAGGCATTAGCTGTTCAAGCTAGATCTGTAAAAGATTTAGGTGATATAGCTAATGCAATAAGAGAGATTAAAAAGGAAACTGGTAAATATCCTTATAAATATATTACTATAGATAATGCTACACGTCTAGAAGAGATGTGTATGAGCTTTGCTATACAGCTTTATAAAGCTACTCCAATGGGTAAAAAGTACGAAGGTACAGATTTAAGAACATTACCTAATGGGTCTGGTTATTTATATATAAGACAGGCTGTAAGAAAAGTCATCGACATGTTCCGTGGATTATGTGATAACTTTATACTTATTGGTCATACTAAAGATAAGTTGATTAATAAGAATGGCGAAGAAATGGCAGAAATGTCTCTTGATTTAGTAGGTGCATTAGCAAATATTATATGTGGTGAAGCAGATGCTGTTGGCTATGTATATAGAAAGAAGAATGAGACACATATCTCATTTGAAGGCGGAGATAATTCTGTTATTGAAGCTAGAGCACCGCATTTAAGAGGAAAGAATATAGTAGTAGCAGAGAGTGATGAAAATAATAATATTACTGCTTATTGGAATAAAGTTTATTTACCTGAATAATTAAAAATAAGATATTATGATATTTAGTACAGAATTAGCAAATGAAGTAAAGTTGTCAGATAATAGTAATAATACTAAGTACTTGGAAGCAGGTATTCATGACAATGTTAAGTTTGTATCCGCAAAGTTTGCAGAGTCTCCTACAGGGAAGAAGTTCATTGAATTTACTTTTGAAAAAGATGGTAAGAGTCTTGTTCATACTGAATGGGAACCAGCTGTTCGTGAAGGCGATACTGAAGAACAGAATCAAAGTAAAGCTACTAACCAGGTAACTCGCATTATGCGTATACTCAAGTGTTTCTATCCTAAGAATGTATTAGCATTCAGTGGCAGTTCTTATAAGGAGTTTGCTAACTGGGTAGTAACAATGCTTAATAGTGCTAATAAAGATATTTTACTTAAAGTAAAGATAGTTTATAACGATAAAGGTTATACTACGCTTCCTAGTTATGTTAAGTTTGCCTCTATTGAACCTATGAATATTCCTATGGGTTTCTATGAAGATGGTAAGAATGAAAGCATGATTAGAGAAATTACAGGTATTGATCAGTTTACTAAGCCGATTATTGCAGATAAGGAAGTTAAGGAGGATAATCCTCTTACTACTACTGCAAGTGATCAGCCTAGTGATGATTTACCTTTCTAATAGTAGATAACTCTTAAGCTGCCTACGCTAGGCACTGGTGAAAGCTTTAACATTTGCGTAAGAGGATACAGGGAAACCGGTAATCAGTCGTAATGGGCTATGAGCTTACAGTATCCTGCCAGAGTAATATAGCGATACGTGAGTAGCATGCCGCTATGTGAGATAAGAAGCAATCGACGGTAATACGCCGAATGTGAGGTGTGACGGAGGCATCAAAATTCATAGAATAGGGATAGCATGCACTCACGTTTTATGATAGTAATGGTTAATTAAGGTTCGATTCCTTAGCTATCACTAAAAATATATCATATGATTTACGATACAACAAAAATAAAAGATAATGTGAGTATTACTTTAGATTGGATATTATCTAAAGTAACTGAGTATGATATATATGCAGCGTACATTGGTAATTTTAAAGTAGGTATGATATATAATTCACCATTAAGAAAGGATAAGACACCTTCTTTTGGATGTTATTATAGTAAAAAAACTAAACAGTTAATGTTTAAAGACCATGGTACTGGAGAATGTGGTAATGTAATTAAATTTGTATCACTATTCACAGGACTAACTAACTATTCAGATATACTCAATGATATAGTTAATAAACTTAAAATTACTAATGATACGAAACTCGTTAGCTCTAAGCAATATATACCGTCAACAGAGACAGTAATTGGTATTGTAAGACAAGACTTTACTCTAACAGATATCAATTACTGGTCTCAGTTTAATATTTCTACTACTACTCTAAAGAAATTTGGAGTAAGTAGTATAAAATATTATCTATGTAACGGAGTTGTAAAGGGTATTTACAAGGATAGTAATCCTATGTATGCTTATAAGGTCTATAACAATTTTAAGATATATAGACCTTTAGCAGATAAATATACAAAGTGGCGTAATAACCTGACTGAGAACGACATTCAGGGGTTTAAACAGTTACCTAAAACTGGAGATATACTCATTATTACAAAGAGTATGAAAGACGTCATGTGTTTATATGAGATGGGTATTCCAGCAATAAGCCCATCATCAGAGTCTACATTTATCCCAGATAAGGCTCTAAACCAGCTTAAGAAGCGTTTTAAGACAATTTTAATTTGCTTCGATAGAGATGAAGCTGGTTGTAAATATCTTCGTAAAATAAGCCTTAAAACAGGCTTAAAACCATTCTTAGTACATAAGAAATGGAAGGCAAAAGATATTTCAGATGCTATTAAAGCAAATTCTTTTGAATCTATAAAATTATGGATATATGAAGAGATAGAGAAAGAAAAAAGAAGGCAAGGTACGGAATGCAACTCCAAATGAATATAATGGGATTAAATTTCGTAGTAAACTTGAAACTTATACATATAAAAAGCTGAAAGAAGCAAATATCATGGCAGATTACGAGATGCATCGATATGAACTACTTCCAGCTTTTACTTTTGATAATAAAAAGTATAGAGCAATGACTTATCTACCTGACTTTGTAGGAGATAACTTTGTTATTGAATGTAAAGGATACCCTAATGAAGCTTGGCCTTTAAGAGAGAAACTATTTAGATATTACCTATATAGTAATAATATAGGAGTCAATTTCTATATAGTTCATAATCAGAAGGAGGTAGATGAGTTAATAAAAAAACTAAAGAAATGATACTATTTTATAGTATAATTATATATAAACTAACTAAAACTTTATACCATGAAAATCTGCGCAATAAGTGATATACATGGTCATTTAATTAATATACCAGAATGTGATGTGTTATGTATAGCAGGTGATGTAGTGAATTTACTTGCTCAGAGAGATAACGAAGAATCAGATAAATTCTGGTCTATTACTTTTGTCAATTGGGTAGATAAATTACCGTGTAAAAAGGTAATTGTAGTTCCAGGAAATCATGATATTTATATAGAAAATCTTATCAATGATATTGTAGAAGATTTAAGTTGGCAAGATTTTAAAATTAAGATGTCAACTTTAACTAACGATAAAGTAGTATTTCTTGTTGATGAGTTATATGAATATGAAGGAGTAACCTTTTATGGAACTCCTTGGATAGCTCCTATACATTGGCAAACATGGGCATTTGAAGATATTCAGAATGAATACGATGAGTATATATGCCCATATGAAAAGATACAAAACTGTGATATACTTATTACTCATGAAAATCCTAATTATAATGAAAAGCTTGAACATTACTGTTTTGGTAAATATAAGCATCATTTCTTTGGGCATTGGCATGATGGTATATCATATGGTCATTTAAATCAATATAATTGTAGTATACTAACTGACAGTTATCTTGAAAGAGAAAGACCTAAAATAGTAACTATAGAATTAAGTAAGAATGATAATTGATAAACCGTATTATGAAGACAATACGAGAATATCAAATTCTGCTATTGGTTGGTTCTTAAAGAAAGGACCACGTTTCTATCGAGACATGATAGATGGAAAGGAGGAGGGATTAAAACTTCCTCAGCTTGAAAGAGGTACTATGATACATGAATATATATTGCAACCAGAAGATTTTTGGAATGATTATGTAATTCTTGATTATGAAGTACCTAAAGTAAAACAACAAAAAGATTTCTGTGAGATTTATGCTAATTCATTAGAACTCATAGAGGACGATAAAAAGATTGCTGCATACAAATCTGCATACAGTAATTCAAAAAGCTCTGAAATCGTCTTAAAAGAAGCTACAGAGCTATGTAATCGTTATGCTGATTATATTAAAGCATTACAAAGTAAAAAAGATAATCGTAAAGTAATATCTTTTGCTGATTTAAATATGCTTAAAAATATTAAGAATAATATTGATAATCATAAAAAAGCAAAAGAGTTATTAGAAGATATTCCTGGAGTAGAATCTCATAATGAGTTTCATATTAACTGGGAACTACCTATTAATGATTGGATTGCACCTTGTAAGTCTCTACTTGACAGATGCATATTTGATCATATAAATAAGAAGATTACTTTAATTGACTTAAAGACAACTAGTGATGTCTATAATTTTAAACATTCTGTAGAAGAATTTGATTATTATAGACAAATAACTTATTACTTGCTTGCAATTAGTTGGTATATGAAAGATCAAGGAATTGACATTTCAGATTATGATTGTGAAGCATATATTATTGCTATTCAGACAAATAGTAATAATGAAGTGAGAGTTTTTAATATGTTTAACGAATTAGAGTTAGATGATCGTAAGGACCTCATTGTCAAAACTTTAACAGAATTATCATATCATTATCAGACAGGTAATTGGGACCATACTCGTAAATATTACGAAAATGATGGAATTGAAGAATTATAATCCTAAGAGTTCTGAAGATTGGGCAATTGTTGCTAAGTATGATACAGTAGAATTTACTGATGAAGAAGATATAAATCAACCTACAGAAGTAGAAATAGATGGTATGGAGTAATGAATTAATTTTATTAGCTCCAAGAGTATTACCAAATAGAAAACCCTTAGAACATTCAAGTTTTATAGGCTTATATACAGCTATAAATAGAGAATACTCTAAGGGTTTTATATATTTAGTATTTAAACATATAGACGCAAAACAGGTTAAAGATTTAGAAGGATCTTTAAATAATACTAAATATTATTATAGTATGAAATTACTATACGTTAATAGTAAATATTTTATTATATTTACTTTCTATATAGATGATATTAATATAGAGGAATATAAAGAACATGGTAATATTGGTTTTACTATAGAAGATTATGCTTTAATTTTTATTTTTTGGGGGGATTTAGTTAAAGATATGCCTCAGTTTTATAATGAGGATATATTTGAATGTAAGAACAAATTAAATGAAAAGGACCTATTGTGAAATAGGTCCTTTATTTATTCTCCTAAAATTTGTTTCTAATAATAATTACGTTTACTTTGGATATCCTTAAGCTCCCATAAGTTTTTAAAAGGAGTAAGTTTCCATAGAGCTCTCTCAAATTCAGTCATACCTTTATAAGCTCCACGTTTAATTACTTTATCTCCTTCATATGTTTCTCCAGTAAAAATAGAACGAGAGAAATTAAATAACATACTAGTAGGAGCAGACATAACTTCTGTAGCATTCTCTATATATGAAATAATAGCAGATGGACTCTTAACAATTCTGGCCATATCTAATATATTATATGGTGCCATTATTTCAAAAGATGTACGCTCCATCACATAAGCTAATAACTATTTTAATTTATTTTTCTTGTCGTCGTCCGCTGAGCTTGATAATAGAGGTCGTATCAATTGAGTAATAAGTAACCATAATGATATTTCTGTTGTAATCTTTGATAAATTTTCTCTAGCTACAGGATCGGTAAGAAACTCCCTCCTAAACGCTAATAGAATATTTTCATTATGTTCAATTGCTTGAGTGAATATTCTATAAGGAGTCTAAAATACAGCCTCTTTATATCGTCTAGTTTGATAATCTAACTATCTACTCATAAGAAAACGTTCTTGAAGAATAACAGGAAGATATTGTCTGTGCATCATAACAAACTATCCTGCCGCATTAGCGAAAATAACAGATCTCTGTAAATTTGTCAACTAACCATCTGCAGACTGTGATAAAGATCTAGCTAAATAACCTATTTCATCTTTAATCGCATCTACTGCAGATTGATTAGCTGGGTCTTTAGCAACCATTTCTCCTCCTACAAATTCTATAGCATCTCTAAAAGTTAATTTATCCCCAAAATTCCAATCAAGTATATCTCCAGGTCTAAATACTTTTAAGTTATGTTTCTGTTTATACTTCTCTCTAGACATGAATTGTCTATTGCCATCTTCATCTATGACAAGCTTATAGTTATGCATTATAGAACCTAGTATCTATCCTTTAACAAAATGGTCCTACAACGTGTACATTCCAAATCCCCAGTGTTTAGATGTCATACTAAGTAATCTATTTTGATTAGTAGGATTAGGTTGCATTTCTGCACCAACTTCAAAATACTCCATACATTTGGTCATAAACGGCACATATGTAGTCACTCCGGTTTTACCTGGAGCATTAAGTAATAAATCACTCAACATATCTTTAAGGGCATACGCTGCATCTACGGGATTATAATATCTTTGTACTAATAGATTGACTGTATGAGAATATAATGCAGTAAAACCACCAGTAAGAGCGCACCAGAGATTGAGAGCTAAGTTTCTGACAGTACCTAGTGTTCTAAGTATTGCTAACATCTTGGTCACATTTATCTCTCTTGGTTTACTTATATCATAATTTATAAGATTAAATATACTACCTTTATAAGGTACAATACCAAATAATTTACCACTTTTATTATTACCATAACTTATAGTTACTGTTTGAGATTTGATATCATACAGATTCATATCAATAAAAGCCTTTACGAATTTTGCTACATTGGTTTCTCCAGCTTTCACATTATCCTGTCTATCAGTATACTTTTTACCAAGTACATGAGATTTAAGTAACTCTACTTTTGGTTGGATTTCCTTTTTGTATTTCCATTCTTTTGCAGCTTTGTAATATTCTATAACACTACCTACTAAGTCAGCTTTCAATACTGCAGGATTATCTAATCTAGCGATATAATTCTGAGGTATGAGATTCAATCTTTCTCCATTTGGTTTATTGAGAGCTTTGTTAAAACCTTTATCATCATTGCGAACTGATAGTTTATCTTTAATCCACTCAGATAAACCTTTGAATGGTGATGCCAGTTTGTATAAGCCGTTTGCAGCTCGATATTCAGAACTGATATATCTATATAAGCTACCTGACATTTGTGGAGTTCTATATGGATATATTTTATTTAAGTTAGTATATTCTGCATTAGCTTCTGCCATAGTGCTTAGTAGCGCATCGTATAAAGCCTTTACTTCTGGTTTACTTTGTATTTTCTCATATCTTTCAGATGAGTCATACTTATCTTTCTTAGGAATCCAGTACTCATCTTTTAATTCTGGGTGATCTACCTGAGCTTGATAATAGGCTTTATTATAAAATGGGCTATCTTCAGACACCTCTAACCAGTTGTTATTAGGAACTCTTTCTATTAACTTTTCGTCTCTAGGAACAAGTTTAGTATACCAAGATTTAGGTACAGTCTTAATAGTAGTTCTACCATTACTATCTACACTTTTTATAGTGTATGCATTAGCTTGTAGCCATAGCTGCGCAGATTCAGGGTCATCATTAAGTAATGAATCATAAAACTTACGCTTATCTTCATACCACTGTTTAGTTGGAACTGTTTGAGCAATTTCATCAAATTCGTATTCACCTGGAATAGTAGAAGCCTTTTTCTGCTTTCTTATCTGTGTCATTCTACGAGATAAAGCGCTAAGAGCGTTCTTAGTACTTTGCGGTAAGTTACGAGCATCTATTTCACCTGTAGCGTCATCTCTGAACATAGCTAATATAGCTCTTCTACGTTCCTATAGAGCCGCATACTCTTCACCATAGAACTTTCTAGCAGCTTTGTTTAACTTATCGTAAAATTCTTCCTTATACTATACTTTAGAATTGAGTTCTAACCATTCTTCTTTCTAGGCTTTTGTAAGTGTCTTATCATTCATTACCCGAGCTTTTTCTTTCTCATAGGCTTTACTATTCTTAGTCATTACAATACCTTTAGAAAGCTTCTTATTAAGTTCTTGTAACTCTTCAGCTACCTATAGTTGTATACCTTGTTTTTTACGACCATTTATATCATATAAACTAGCTAATTGTTTCTTCTCTAATTGATGTTTCTTTAACTAAGATCTTTCTTCTGGAGATAATCTATCTAATCTAACTATACCATAATTATCCCTAGCTTTGTTTTGTAGGTTACGTATATTAATCTGTATAGATTCTCTCTATTGTTGAGTTTCATTACTTAGGTGATTAAACGCCTCGTAGTATTCTGCAGTAAATCTTCTCTCACAGTGTTCTGATAACCATTTATTTCTTAATCTATTGTACTCTATACGTATGGCTCTATTTTCTGGTAAATTTAAATCTGTAATATCAATACCTAGCTGCATACATATTTTATCCATTTCAGTTCTGTATGCTTTTTCAAATTTACCATAATTCCTAGACCTAACAAAATAACCGGTAGTATTACCATCATCATCTACTTCAAATAACTGCATTTGGTTATATTTATTAGTCTTCTGTAGTAGATTTAATAATTCCGTTTGTTTAGCATAGGTATCATGTCTAACTTTCTCTTCCGCGCCATTTATTAAATAAAAGATAGACTTTATACAGTCATCTTTTATTTTGTCACCAGCACCAGTTAAGTAAGTAAGGTAGGATATATCTTTATCATATGTAGTAATATCATTCTATTCATAATTATAAATAGTTACTGCACCAACTTCTACTCCTATATCTTTAAGTATTTTAGATGCATTTCTAGATATCTAACTTTTTACAATAAGTTGACCTTCCTTAAGTAAAGCCTAATAAGACTTAGCTCTTTTTAATAATTTATCTAATTTATAATCACCGTTGCCGTCCTTACCTACTATTTCCCTATAAGGTTCTCTATAGATTAGCTACTGTACTATATCATCTACAATACCGACATAAAAACTAAAAAAATTCTAATCTAGATCATTTAACTTATCATTATCTATAATCTCATTATTTTTTCTAGTTTTTATTAACATCTCAGAAGCTGATTTAATCTCATCTGCAGATTGCTGTAAAAAGTTGTTTATATTTTCATAGTCTGACACCAAACCCTATGTAATGTTTTGAATCTGCCATTCCATAGTTTTTTTCATCTGCTGTTCTACAATAGGATCTGAATGTTTAAATGTCTTTAGACGTGAAGTTAATGATTCGTTAATAGTTTGTGCTAAGTTATGTGTAATTTTATCAAATTCGTTCTTAGCTATTTCGTCACTGTTAAGAATCTACTCCATCATACGGACAGCGCTTTCTTCCCTGAATATCAAATCAGAATTAGTGTCTATAAACTCCTGTTCTGTAATATGATTGCGTATGTTAAAAGATACTAAGTCTACTAAGTCATCATACATCTGTTTAGCATCAGATTCTCGCCACCCTAAATACTCAAGTAATAATTTAACAAATTCTTTTATCTTATTAAAGAAACTAAGATTATTAATGTCTTCAGTACGCCTCTGAATAAGATTAAAGAAATCACGATTAGTTAAAAGCTCAGCCGCAAATTCATCAATATCATTTAAACCATAGAATTCATCGTGGAATTTTCCTTCATCGTCTTTTTTATCTTTAAATAATTCAGAATACTCTTTTTGTAGCTGAACCAGTTTATCGTATATTTTCTTTTCCTGCGCTGTGTAACTACCACTTTTTACTCTCAATAGAGTTCTGGTAGTATAGGCGTGAACTATTTCATGCAGTATAGATTCTGCATTGAATTCCATAGAATTAATACCAAATTTATCTGTATTAATTGTTATGGTGTGATTCTTAGCATCGTAAAACATATATTTACCTTCTAAGCCCAACTTAACAAATGTAACAGGTATATCAGTATTCTTAAACAAATTTAACAATCTTCTAGCTGGACTGTCTTGAGACACATAAGGAATTATTCTCTCTACTAACTCACTAGAAGTTGCAGAACCCTAACCAGTATTAGTTACAAAAAATGTTGCAAATTCTTCTGCAGGGTGATATTCGTAACTAAACGTAGTACTATCGTCATATGATAATACCTACTCTATATTTGGTTCCTAATTTTCATCTAATTGAGTGCTTAGATTAGACGCCTTAAAGCCGTCTGAGAAGACTTTAGACTTAGCTTCAATAGCTTGTTCACGATTACCATTATAATGACTTAAAAGGTCTGAAAACAGCTTAGAAGGCTCCCCATTGGGAGCCTGATCTATAGCATAACCATTGTTCTCAGATATTATGTAATATGCAGCGTCTTCACTACCTAATACAGTAGTGAGCTCATCTACAGCTGCTTTTACTTCCGGATTATCTAAAATTAAACACTGCATAATTACTTACATTCTTTTTTACGTTTCTTACCATTTTTCTTTAAGTTACTAATAGTACCTTCGTCTATCTGAGTTATATCATCAATAGGAGTTTCTACACTATCTATAATTTCAGTTATCAATTCAGTAACATCTACAGCTTCTGGTTCAGGAGTTAAATCTTCAAACTCTATACCACTATCTGATTCCATTCCATCTAAATCTGACAGTAATGTATCATCTATGTGATTTATGTTATCTATTTCAGATGGATCTGTAGTACTGTCTACGAATTCTTCTGGAGTAATAGTCTCCTGAGCTTGTATTTCAGTTTCTTGAGTGCTACTATCCTGAATACTCTGTTCTGTGTAATTATCTGCTTGATCTAACTCTATAGACGCATTATGTTCTATACTATCGTAGTTAGAGTAATCTACAGAATGATAACTACTATCTTTTACGAATACAACCGAGTCCTTACCATTCAATAGTTTAGCTCTTTTATCTGCTAGCTCATATTCACCGTTCACTTGATCTAACATTTTATCGGTAAAATTATTAGTATCAAATGCAGAAGGTTGATTACCATCTTTATATAACTCGTATATTGAGTTAGAACCGGCATCAAACCCTAACTTAGGTACTACGGTATATATTCTCTCTATAGTTTTACCAGTATCAAGATTTACTATATCACCAATTCTTTGATATACGTCTATGTTATTACCTAAGCCTACTATTTTAAAGAACTTGTGATTTCTAGAGAGATCATAATCACCTTTAATACTTATCACAGTATTAACATTTACTCTAGATTTATTAGTAGCAGAAGCTAGATTTATTACATTAGAAACACTCTCTCCACCATCATCATTGCGTCTTACTCTTCTAACAAATACTGGAACTATATCATTATCTCTCCAGTAATTTCTCACAAGATTAAGATAAATCTAATCTATTTGATCTGAACTATTATTACTGTTAATTACAGTAGTATCACCGTAATTCAGTTTATTAATAGCGTCAGCAATAGAAGATACATAACCTAATTTACGCTTATACCACATAGGTACTAGGTTAAAGAATGAATTAGGAGTTCTATTATCATAACTAGTCAAGAAAGAATACTTAACTAATGTTTCAGCAAATTCTCTAACAATATTATCTTCACTAGTAAGTAAGTCATAGAAAGCAGATCTAAGTCTATCTTCATAATATCTAGAATTATTCATAGTAGATGTAGACGTATTTATGTAACTTATATTTTTCTTATTATTTGAAGTAACAGCTTGCAAATAATTAAGTAAAGTATTAGTAATATTTCCTTGTTCATCTACAAATGACATCAGATTTATGTCATCTTTATTAGTTCTGATATAATTCTTAATATTATTTAGTTTGCGAGCTATACTTTCACTACCGAATAACATGTCACTTATCTCTTCATCAGTTAACATAAGTTCTGTGTTATTAGCTATGACTTTAGCTCTTATTATACTTTCTACTTTATTACTCAAAGCACCTACGTATTCTTTATTGCTAGTAGCTTTATACTTAAACAACATGGATTTACCATTATTAGTAGGTACATACTCACCTCCTCTTATCTATTGTAATATAGATGTAAGTATTTCTTTATACCCATTAGTAGCGGCAAATACTTGAGATCTCAGTATACTATTGGATAAATCCATAGCATATATCAACTTCTTATGTAAGAACGTATTTCCGAAGTAAAGGTCAAGACCGTTTGTATCTTGCTTATCAGTATAGAACTTATCCTTATTATCTTCTATAAATGTAGTATACGAATTATAGAAGTTTTGCAATTGAGATAGATTGTTACCATACTTCTTAGTATCTATCTGAGATCTCTATACTAAGTCTGCCATAGTCTAAGCATCTGACATCAAGTCTTGATAAGCTTTTATTACTAATAGCTGCTGAACTATATTTGTAGGGGTTACATCTCCACTTCTGAAAGCATCAAGACTGGATGCAAGTTTAGATTGGTTAAACGCTTCTATACTACCTTTCTAAACCAAATCTTCAATCTGTTTTCTATGAGCATCCGATATGGGGAATTTGTTTAACATATCCCAATACTTCTGTTTTATATCAGAGAATATTTGGTTATCATACTGTTTGCTAACTCCTATGACACCTTCGTTCATTATCTTCCTATCCGCATATTCTTTCAATGCAGGTTGAGCTAAGAATAAGAAAGTATTCCTACCTTTACCAGTTCTAAGTAAGAAACTAGCCATGTTGTATGTAACTTTATTTACATTCAATACTATAATGTATGGATCTTTAGCTACGTCTACATGAGCATTAATCATTGCAGATAACCAGTCAAGTATTTTATAACCATCTTGTCCTGTAATTTCATCAAATTGGTTGAGATTATATTTACTAGCTCCTTCTGAGAATTTCATTCTAAGATGTGTAGCCTAAGTAAGACAGTGATTAGTAGAATTCAATGCGAACGGCGCAATACCGGCTTTACCAGACGTGTATTCTGTTTTTCTAGATTCCTAGAACGAAGGCATAAGTTCGTACATAGGTTCAGCTTCTTTCAGTTCTGTAGTCTATACTAATGGTAATATTTCTTTTTTAAGGATACCAGTAAGAGTATCAATAGAAGCTCTAGTTTCTGCTAGCGTCTTCTTATCTGAGATTACTAAAGTATAACTATCTAATAACTTATTAATTAATGCGCCTTCTGTTTGTTCTACATATGATTTAGCGTTGTTATTCCAAGTATATCTTTCATTAGTTTCAGGATCATACGCATAAGTAGCTATGTACAATTTATCAATATCGAAGTCAGATCCAGTCATAGCTGTAAACTCATCAGGTACTACTATAGTATCTCCAGTTTGAGCAGGTAATACGTCTGCTACTATAAACGAGAACGTTGATGACAAACCCTGAGTAGGGATACGATAACCTATACCGTATGGTTTAGATTCGCCTCCTATTACTTTGTGTTCCACTAACCAATCTCTCATAGTAACATAATCTTTTTGGTATTCTTGAGGAACTACATCTCTAAAGAAATTAGTACTAAGCATAACCTCCATACTACCTTTATCCGGATCAAAACTAAGTTTCTTACCATCGTTGAAAGGTCTAGCTTTTTCTTCACTCCATACTTCGTTAGACCTGAAACCAAACGATGCCATCTGTATAGCAGAACCGCCAGGAGTATTAACATCGATTACTTCCTTATTAATAAGAGATATTATCTTACTTTCAATCCAGTTACGAGTACTTAACGAAGCAATTGGAGCTCTAAAGTTACCGTTTTTATCTAATGCCAAAGCTTCTGTAACCTCAGCAGACATATTAGTACCTCTAGCTTCCTGTATAAGATATTCAGATAAAGCTCTATTGTTTATCCTACTGTTCTTATCAAAGAATCTACCTGCTTTTCCATTACCGCCTTTAAGTTTTATATAACCTTTTGTTGATAAAGCTTTGATACAGCCAAAAACATCTTTCTTAATTTTCGCTCCAGAAACATTTTGACCCTTGTTATGACCATAATGACGATCATCTACTACGTTACCAATACATATTTTAACTGCTTGTGTACCAAATGATCTATCTGTATGTTCGTGAGGTTCAGTATTTAACTGCAATCTCAATTGTTTGATATCCTATACTCTAGTAGTAAGACCATTATTAAGTCTCTCTACTACTGTATCCTGATTTACTACTGTAGTAGATGGAGAATTAATTGCCTCTTTATTTAACTGAGTATTCTTGTTATCCTTATATACTTTCAGCTTATCCCTAGTAGAACCTACTTTAGTAGAAGATTCAAATTTAAGCATATCTATAGTACCTAATTGTTCATTGTTCATTCTATCATACAGATATTTATTATCTGCTTTTGCTAGAACTTTAAACATTGGGAACAATGCCATTTTATCAAATACAGGTACATTTATACCAGATATCTCATCGAAATGATCACCAAAATACATCATCTTAAGAGGCTTGATAGATGCTTTTAACGCCTTGGCGTATAAATCGGGATTGCCTAATACGTCAGCATCTCCTTCAAGTATATTATAGGCTTCTTCTATTTCAGGTGACCATTCTCCTAAAGCTTGCATAACACGCTTATAGAATGCAGGTCTAATATATACAGCCGCGTCTGCTTGATTTATATTACCAGAATTGTTCTCATCATCATATGCATACGGGTCTGCTGATTTCACTGCTTGCTTTTCAATAAACTTAACATCCTCAACACTTAATTTAGTACGATCTTTCAGAGTATCGTCTAAGCGTTTATCACTAGTAAGTTTAAATAACTCATCGTCTGTTAAACTAGGGTTATTCTTTTTAAGCATTGTTCGTGCTAGGTCTGCTTTAAAAATCTGTTCAAGTCTACTGTGATATTCTGAACCAATCATATTGTCCTGTAATATAGCGCTAGTATACTTAGTACTATTTCTAGGATCATTGTCACCCCAATGAGTTCTAAGATTAGTACCAGTTGATAGTACAGAAGACAAACGTTTGATCTTATCTACATCCCTTTGGAATATTCCTACGACCTTATCTGATTTCCACTTATAGAATGCAGGATCACCAACAAAGCATTTCTCTACTTCTTCTATAGAAATAGCATAGCCAGTTACATAATTAGCAATTATACTATAAATTATATCATTCTATTTTATAGCATTATACTCCTCTGGTATATGTGAAACTAGTGCTTCATAGAAAGCAAAAGGGTTACTGTTTTCTTGGTCTTCCAGTACAGATGTAGATGGTAGATTGCCATATTGCAAATTACCCTTACGATCTCTACTTATTACCCCCAGTTTTATAGCCTGTTCTATTTCTTTATTTACTTTGTCAAGCAATAAGGAATTCATAGTACTACGCAGTAACTCTCTATCTTGAATTAGATCTGTCTTTATGCGTTTCAAGGCTTCATTTACTAACTCAGGATTACCTGATTTCTCAGCTTCATCTAGCATTCTATTTAAACTAATAATCACTCCGTTTATAGGTAACTGGTTAAAGTAACGGAATCTTCCGCCATTACCACCAGGAGCCATTTTACCATCTTTACCTATCTTACCGTGATAGTTATCATAGAATCTAGATTTACCCTTTTCTACATCACTCTTAGTGTCAAAATATTTTACTATTGCATTATATTCGTCTAAGAAGTAATTACAGAATATATCCAAGGTCTCATTAGAGAATCTACGCTCTATGATTGTAGCTTCCATGGAACCCTAATCATTCAAAGCGTATTTCAAAGTACCTAAGAAGTCTTTTGGTACTTTCACACCTTCTATACTATACCATGTCTTTTTATCTGACATTGTAGGCAATATCAATCTACCTTGATGTATTAGCAATAGCTTGGCTATATAATCCTCTAATGGAGTAATACCAAAATAGTCTCTACTAGAGTTGCTGATATTGTCTTTAATGGCAATAAGAGTATGCAACTTGAGTTTAGGTTTATCCGGAGAAGTTAAAGCCTTAACGATAAGAGAATTAGCACTATATGCAGATTTAGCTATATTACTTAACTTATTATAAGCATCTGTATTTAACCATCTTAATTGGTCAGACATATAGTTATTCTGAGTTATAGGATATAACAAACTTCCATCTGCTCCAGTAACACTGAATTCTTCAGGAGTAGGATGTATTTCTCCATAAGCAATTGCCATTAGATTGATAACTGCATTCGGGCTCTTGTAATTAAATATACGTGACGCAGACACCGTCTGTTTTTTGATTTTAGCCTCTAAACTCTTAGAGTTATTCATTAAACGAATATTGTGTAGTACAGAGTTACTAATAGAACCGGGCATATTTTTATACAATGCACTGAATACAAAGAATTCTGGATAACTAGTAGAGTTTGTATTTACTTTCTTAAGTAAGTAGTTTAGAGATTCCATATCAAACGGAATACCTATTGAATTTAATAAACTCAGTAACTTACCTTTAGTCTGTTCAAACTGTTTTAAACCTTGATTACGTATTTCAGGATTCTTATTATTTAATTGCTTCTGTATTGACGTAAGATCGTTTAATATGTCTTTATCCAGTTTAGATAACTTAGAGTATTGAACTGTATCAATACGTGATCTGTTATTCTTGTCTGTGATAATAAGAGAAGATAACATGAAATTTTGAGACCACTGACTCGGCAATCTAGCTATCTTTCTTAGATTACTACTATCCATTACAGTCCATACTTTACTACCTCTACCCTTAGTATTCTTCTGAATAGTACCTGTTGAAGTATCGAATATATCAACGGTATCCATACTATTCTTTGCGCTTTGAATAGTTGTTAATAATTGAGTAACAGTATTTTCTGGCAACTGGAAAGCTGGATTATCAATTCTGTTCAACAGGGTTGCAAAAAATGGATCGGCTTTAGCCAAGTTCCTTACTCTGTTTACCAAATCGGGCCAATCGTTAGACTGCCACAGATTATCCAATATTCTATTCCAAGTAATGTCGAACGATTGCGCTACATCTAATCCGAAAATGTTATCCTTTACTGTATCTACTATTTGATTACCGTTTTCGTCAGTAGCAAATCTAGATTGAGGAATAGAGTAGAAAAACAGTTTAGCGTTAAACGCCACATTAGCTTTCTTACTTATTTCGTATGAAGCTCTATCCCATACATTATCGTAAGTATCTCCAGAATCTTTAGCTTCTTTCTCAGCTATCTCAGCTTCTTCACGTTCTATTGCTCTTATACCTAATTCCTGTAAGTATGCTCGAATCTGTTTAGCAAATAATTCTTTATTACTAAGAACATCAGATACCATTTGCTTCTTAGATTCATTGTAGTCATACTCTCCAATTTCGTACAAATATTGAATATTGTCAAACACGTCATCCAGCTTAAGATTCTGAATGTCTTCCATACTTCTGATATTAAGTATAGATAGAGCAGTATTACTTAACGTTTCTACTATATTATATAAAGTGTTAGCATTAGCAATATGTGGCATCTTTTCCTATTCAGCATCACTTATACCTGGAGCATAGTAACCAATACCAACATCGTACTTCTTATTGAATTCTTCAAGAGTTTCTTGATCTAATTGAGCGTTTTTAAAGTTACCTTTACGTATAGCAGCAAATACCTAATTCTACAAACTGAATTCCTTTCCAGCAAAAGAGGATACAAGTTTCCACACAGCCTTAAAGAACTTCTTTATTCTATAAGTCCAAGTAGGATTAGTTTCATTAAGCATATACGTTCTGAATTCCTCAGCTAGCTGCTCTTCTACTTCCTATTTAGTACTATTAGCATATTCTGGATTACGTTTTACATAATCAGAATATATCTGATCTCTTTGTGCTGGACTCAATAACAATAAAGATACATAGTGCCATGCTTCATGGTACTCTACTCCAGCACCACCTTTAGTAGATAAAGTTATCCTAGCAGTAAATTCATTATGAATTCTATCAAACACAGATTGTAACAGACCGTAAGCCTAAGGATTATTGATGGCTTTCATAGCGGCATTAGTAACCATTACATCGTCTGGTTCAATACCCAATGTATCATGTAACCATTTTTTAGCAGCAGTTATGTCTAAATCCCCCTCACCTCTCTGAGTAGAGAATACACCTCTATTACCTAGTAACTTCTGTAATACTCTACTATTATTAGGTACCATTACATAGTTACCATCAGCTTTGCGTACGTATGTCCAACCTTGCTTTGGAGTAAGACCAGCCGCTATAGTCTCATCATAAGTAAGAGGTATGTCTTGTTTTGGCGGCTACACTGCGACTTCTGATTCTCTTATGTAATTGGTTTCTCCTGTATACGGGTTAAATGTATAAATGCCCCATCTATCTCTTAACGCAGCATCATTTCCGATATTAGTGCTAAATAGTAATTTAATACGTTCTTTTAAAGTTTTACCCTATTTTTCTAATTCGTCTTGATACTTCAGTAAATCTAAATGATCCAGATATTCCTAGCCAGATGTATAATATTCTTGTAAATCTTTGGGAACATACCTATCTATAACTTTCTGTCTAGCTTCTTCAGAAAGAGAATTATTAACATGTTCTTGTGGATCTACATTTAGATCTGTATATACTGTTAATCTCCATTTCTTTAAACTATGTGAATACTTTATAATATAGTATTTTATACTGGGATCGTTGGATTTGATAGTAATTTCTATGTTACCAGATTGATTATGAACGTCTTGAATTTCTTCTTTATGTAATAATTTAGACTTCTGTACTCTGGCTTCTTCTGTAGCAATATCTTTTGGGTATTCTGTAGGTTCGTACTATTCAATATCGAATTTGCTATTTTTGGGCTGGTCTGTATGCTTTCGTTCTGTAGTCTATTTCGCATTTAACTTATTTTCCGGTTTACGCACTTCAGCTGTTTCTGCAACTGCAGCATCGTCTGCATACACAAATGGATCTTTAAATGCATGATCCCCTACATCAGTTTTAAGTATCTGATGATTAATCATCCATGACATTAATATAGGAGTATCTCCATTGCGTACTACCTTTCCATCTGCTCCTCTGACAAGGTTAAGATCTTGCATAGTAAAAGTTAATTCATCACAATTTGCTACCCTATAATAATCCGTATTATATCTATCCATATACTCAATAGCAGCATTAACAATATTGTCAGATATAGGTTGCATCATTGCTTCTTTGTCTGTATTCCAGTGCAAATTATTTGATATCTGCCTAATTACGTCATAAGCTTGCTGTTCTGTAAACACTATTCTACCATTAGTATCTTTAATCTTTAAGTACTTAGTAATATACGCTCCTTCCGGAGTTCTATTAGCGTACATTAAATAGCTGCCTTTTGTATTAGTATAGTAATATAAAGTCTTACGAATATAGAAAGACAATTTCTCTACTCGATTATCTCCTACTGCTACAGTACCAGGACCATAGTTAACAAGTATATCTAACAAATCTAAGAATTCCGGATTGTTAGAAATAGGTAACGATTGTGTAACTAATCTGAATAACAATTCTGCTGTACTCAAAGGTATGCGCTTACCATTATCGTCATACTTAGCTACTCCTTTTGGAGTATAAGAAGTGACGAGATTCTTAGAACCACCTTCTATGAAATGTCTCTTTTCAGCAAGCATTATAGGAACACTAACTCTCTACGATGGTGTATTGCCTACTTTTGGTACAATGTATATTTTACCAGCATAACCAACACCTTGTGCAGAAGCTTTAGTAACCTGATCAAAGTTTACTATAGTAAATCTATCCTCTGGATCCATAGGGAACGGACCTTTACCATATCCAAATTCTACTTCACCATTCAGTATCTGTCTAGACATTTCTAAAGGATCTGAACTTAAACCAAATTCTTCTACTTCAGTGAGAGATCTATATACAGGTCTTTTACCTTCAGACTGTTGACTATTAATAGAACCATTACTCTGTCTAAGATTAACTGGAACAATACCTTTTGGTGCAATTTGAGGCAGAGTTGTACTTACATTAGTAAAATAATCTGAGGCATAAGTCTTTACATACTTATCTATTATACTCTTTCGTAATTGTCTGAGTTTATTTATTTCAGTATTAGTTTTAGAACTACTAACATTCCATTTACGCATTTTAGCTCTAGCTTTGTCTGGCTGATAAAGAGCTAAATTGTATATTAACTTCTCACCATTTTCTGTAGTTTCTTCAATGATTAGATGTACTGCCATTCTATCAGCAGCATCACGTTCAGTCTTACGTGTCTCTTTATTATCAGTAACTATATAGTATGCTTTCTGTTTAGACAACCATCCTGGTATAGATAACTTATCAGCTAGTTCTACTCCAGGTCTACGTTCTCCATCGAACTGCATAGGTTTACCATTAGCCTCAATAGGCATTATTTCAGAAGAGTCAAAAGCATAGAAGAATGTAGAGTGAATCCTGTTCGTTTCTACTTTCTTTTTAGTATCAAGACCAGGAGATTTATCAGTCTAACCTAAGTAGTTAGCAGCTTCTTGAGTAGTAGCCATATCTACAGCATCTACTTGTTCAAATCTGCCTTGCATTTCTATTTCCTCATCGCTTACAGGAGAACCAAGAGACGGATCTTCATTACCGACCCAAGTATCAGTACCGTCAGTATATATTATATCATCTTGAGTTTCTAAAGGAACTTCCGCAGTTTCATCTGTAGAACCATCAAAAGATTCTGGAGTAAGAGTTACAGTAGGATTGGTCTATCTCGGACTAGTAGGTCTATCTGGTTTCGGTTCTTCTACAGTTTCCTCTGACTAAGTATCAGAATCAACAGTAGACGTATCTACATCAGCATCCTCTGCGCTACCTATATCTGCTATAGGTTCTCCGTCTTCTATTTTATCATACTTAGCTTTTAGTTCGTCTATTTCTAAGGTATTGTCGTCTACTCTATCTATCGTGGCTCTTTCTTCTTCATTAGAAGAACCAGTAGTAACCTCCGTTACATCGTTGTCTTCTACATAACTTTCATCAGCAACGTCATCTAGCATAGCGTCAATATCCTTAACTTCTGTAGTATCGCCAGTATTGTCTGTTACTTCGTCTACCTAAGTATCAGAACTATTTGTAGCTATATCATCTACTGGAGTATTAGTAGAATTTCTATCTACATCATCTGATACAGTATCAACTGTGTGTGATGCTTCCTATGATGTTTGTTTAGTATCGCTACCTTTATCTTCATCTGGCTCTACAGCTGTTTTAGTAGTAGTTTGTTCAGAAGTAATTTCTTGATCAACTATAGGAGTATCTAATTCTTCTTGATTTTCGAGCTACGCTTGCTGTAAAGACTTTCTAGTATTGCGCAAGTCTTCTCTAAACATAGCATTGGCTAAAGTACGTTCATTAGCCTCTACGTTTGCACTATCTTCTATATCTTTCCAACTTTGATTTACTTTATAGTTATAATAACTTATCAACTATCTTCTAGTAGGTTCTTCCTGAGTTTGATGTTCTTGCTTGTATTTTTCTGAATATTCAGTTAATACTGAATTTTTCTCAGCATCATCTAAGGTATTCCATAAAGGTTTTCTGTCTACTAAGTACCTGTTAGATATAGGTAATCTACCAGTATTATAAGTATTTAATTTGGTAGATATTATATTAGATATACCTGAATTAAGTATAGATACAGCCAACAAATCCTCTAACTCTTCAATATTAGCAGGATCTTCTAAAGTATTCATAGTGCCTTTAAATAGCGTATTATCTACTCTTTTTAAAGCATCTTTAGCATCTTTCTACTGTTTCTTTATAAACTCTTGTAATCCGACTATCCCTTGTGTAGATACATCTACGCCGTATTCATTTTTGATCTCTTCCAGAGTTTTCTTACGTTGATTCAAATCCTTATTTAATCTATCCAGTACTCTACTAGTAGCTCTAGTAACTAAAGCATTTACAATAGGAGCTCTAAATTCGGATAAGGATACAGGAGTTTGTTCTGAATCTAAACCTGAAGTATACGTATTATATTGTCTCTGTATGAACTGATTCAGTGGACTGTCTAAAGTCTCGTTAAATAACTAACCTATTTTTTCGGTTACTTTGCTATCTGCAGCGTCCGCTAATTGGTTAGCTTCATCAAAGCTGTTTACTAATTCTACATGGTTCTATACAAACATTTCAAAGTCTTTGCCAGACTTCCTATTTATTCCTAATTCTTTCAGGTTATCTGTTATCTACTTATTTTTGTATACTCCATATACTAGATTAGACGTTTCGATATCTTCATCTATCATCTTATCGGTAACACCAGTACCCTTGTAGTCCTTCAAAGCTTCTATACTACTACGCAGATAATCTGGTCTATTGCCATTACGATAAGAATCTAAGAATTGAGCTACTTTAAAGCTTCTATCTACTCTATCAAGTCCTCTGGCAGATAACTCTTGTATACTTAAATCAGACTCTATTTGTTTTCTGGTTCTATTCAATTGGTATACATCAGGGCTAGCACCCATGAGAGCACCGATAAAGCTACCTACGCTCATGGCTTTTCTAAGCTGATCATCGGTGTTATACATATCGTTCCAATGCAAGCCATTATAAGCCAATGTAGCTTCAACGGCTGCAGTACCTGACTAAATGACACCATTCAAGAAACTATAAGGAGCTTCAGTCTACGTATCATCAACAGGTCTGTCCATATAACGTCTTTGAAAAACTCCCTGTTGACCTTCTTCTATACCTTCAGATATTGCCCGTTTACCTGTATTTATTGTAAAATTAGCTATAGATTCCAATGCTCTTTTAGTAGCTACCTTTTGCATTGGATTATCAAATACTTTATCGGCAATTTTACCAGTTCTACTTTTTACTGATTCTAATAGTTTTCTAGTTCTATCATTCTTCATAACAGCATTACCAATACCTTTAGCTATTGCTTTTGCTCCTATAGCTTCATTAACTATTTTACCAGTATATGACAAACCAAAGTTCTGTAAATAATCGCTAAGTGCTAAAGCATTATTGCCCTGCTCTATTTCAGTAAGACCTACTCTGGCATTTTTAGCAAAGGTATTATAGTTAGCATCTTCTGTCTGAATATTGTAAGCTAAACCGAATTGAAGTTTTTCTAAATCATCCATAGAAGATACATCATATCCTCTAGCTTCTAGACCAAACTCGTAGTCCTTCATTACTTTGTTAATGTCAAACTTATCAGAGTTTTCTAGTAACTTCTCTGTATATGACGACAATACTTCTGCAGCAGTTTCTTTATGTCTAAAGTAAGAAGTACTTAATAGGTTTACACCTGTTTCAGTTAATGCCCAAATACCTGGATGCTTAGAAGCTCTACCACCCCATTGTATTAACTTAGCTGTAGCCATAGTAGCTCCCATGGCTTGCAATTCTGACACACTACTACCTAGATGAGTTAAACCGTATTTATAAGTGCTAGGATCGAACAAAGATATTTCTACTTCATTTCTCTTTTGATCAAATGCAGGATCTATCTCATCAGGGTCATAAGTAATGCCGAGTGGTACTATACCAAGTAGAGGATCATGAAGCATATGTTTTGTCTTCAATGCTTTCTACTTAGCTTTAATGTCTGACTCTTTTTCAAAAAGTGCTACATTAGCATCTTCTAAATTCTTGTTTAATCTATCTAATTTACTAGATAATTTAGCATTAGCAGTTAACTTATCATTAAGTTCATTATTAGTCTAGTTCCAAGATAAGTCAATAAGATATTGATTTCTATTGTTCTGCAACACAGAATTCATTACGTCTCTAGATACAGCTCTAGGATATAACTATCCAGGGTGTGTAAATGCTGGCTCTACTGCTTCACCGTAGAATATATCTCTAATATATGGATTAGTTTTAGCAGCTTCTTTTACCTAACTTTCCAGTTCTTGCACCTCAGACATCACTCTAAAGTAGTCAGGACCATCAATCGACAATTCGCTTAATAAAGCTTTTTGCTCTAGATAACGTTTCGCAGTCTATATTTCTGGTAACCACTTACCTTCTGTTTCACGTAACTCATTTACTCTAGCTTGTATATTTATAGATAATGCGTCACGTACATTTATATTTACAGCTTGATCAAAGTAACTTGTACTTTGATCATTCTTACCCTTATAGTCTCCATCAAATAGTCCTATAACTGCTTTACTTAAATTAGCAGCAAAATCGTATGTAGAACCTACTCCTGGTAGTTTGCCATCAGTATCTTCTAACTGTGAAGGCTCTTCTTGAAGAGAATTGTCGTAATTTTGTATGTTATAATTTAAATGTTCTTCTAATTCGTTCCAAGCCTCATCTCTGACAGCTCTTGTACCAGTTTGACCAACATCAAGCGTATTTAAGGAACTGATCCCTGATCCAGAGAAATCAGGGGCAGTTCTTTTATAATTTATTCTATTATGACTTAAACTTGTTCTATCCATATTAATTATTCATTATCGTCATCTATGTTGCTATAAGGAAATCTCATACTTTCTGAACGAATGTTCTACATCACATTCATATCAGTACCAGTTCTTCTAGAATTCTGGAATTGTATATCAGCAGCTACAGCAGCTTGACCAGAGCTAGGTATTACAGTAGCCACAGGTACCATAACGTATTCAGTATCATTCTTAGTAGTAATAGACTTACTATCTATATTATCTCTATTATCTAATCTTACTACTACAGACCCACTAGTATCACTATTATTCAAAGTTACTACTTCTAATCCTGCTTCTTTAACCGCATCATATAAAGATCTAGCATTTTCATCATCATCTTTACCAGATGAAGTAAAGAATTTATCTTTATTAAATTGATTTAACGGAATAAATGCATATTTAGTTTGATAAGTTTGACCACCGTCAGTTACCTGTTTAGTTTCAGGAGATATAATAAAATTATTAAATTCTCCATTATTCCACATATCTGTAAATATGGCATTTCTTGCAGTTTGTGTGCCTAACTAATTAACATCTCCGAGCATACTAAATGCTAATTCATCTTGTAATATAAAGTCACTAGATTTCTTTCCAATGTAATTACCATTACTATCTTTTTTACCAGTAGTACCATATTTACCATATATATCTATAGCAGTATCTGGATCTAATGGAGAAGAGAAAGCATTTATTACATAATCTATAGCTGCATTTCTACTTCTAGTATGAGAGTACACGGATTCAAAACTATTACGCAATTTATCTTGCATTACACTAGGGTCTAACTATTTTAACACAGCATCTCGTCTATCTTTTGATAATACATTTATACCATGTCTAGTTACAGCATTCATTTCTTCTGGAGTCATATCTGTAAAATTTTCGTATATTCTACGTCTAGAATCCATATGAACTTGTTCTGTAAGATTAAGTAAGTTATTAGGATTATTTTTGGCGGCAGCTGCAGCTCTAGCTTGTATCTTGGCGCTTTCTATCCACCATGGATCTCTTTGAGCCTAATCGTAAGCAAATTCTCTACCTGCGGTAATGAGTGTTCTATTAAGCTGTTCTTCAGCATTCTGTCTACTAAGACCTTGTCTCTATAATACTTCTAAATGCTTTTGATATTCTGGGGTATTCTGTATACTAGATAAATTCCTTTGAATTTCATAGTCTGTTCTATCAGTAGAAACTCCTTGATGAATCCATCCATCTTTAACTCCCATAAAACTAGCTTTCAGATTATCAACATATGGTCTTACTAAGTCTACTTCAGATTTATAAGCAAGAGGAGCAATATCGTTAAATATTCCACTATCTACTGTGTTATAGTTAGTGAAATCTACGTCATGCCAAAGAGGATTATACATACCTTTTATCATTAATTCCTAATTAGCTTTTTGTCTTGCTAACATTCCCTCTCTACTTTGCTTTAAATTACTGAGAGTAGCATAATCAAGATTAGCAATACGAGAATTCAATCTAGCTCTAAAGTTGGCATCTTTCATTGCATCTGGATTAGTAGCAGCTTCATCTATTAAGTCTCTTATCTTTCCTAAAGAGTTCTCATAGTATCTCTAAGTATCTACAGCAGAAGGAGATTGAAATTCTCCAAACTTACTAACAGTATTAGTGAATTCGTTAGCAGCTTGTTCAACAGCTTGTCTTTGCGCCTAACCTATTCTATACAATTCACCAAAATTAATTGGTACATAGGTATTCATTATGGGAGCTTCTGCAGCTCTATCATATCTATTAGCTTGCATCATTTACCTCCTTTTCTACTTATTGTATTACGGTTAGAATTCATCATAGCTCTGAGATCATCCTCAGTAAAACCAGCTTGTAAGAATCTTTGGTACAGAGGCCACATTTCCATATCTCTAGCTTTCTGGTTACGCATCAATTCTCTATTCTGAGCCCATTGACTTAACTGACTTAAACCAGCTCTGCGTATGTTTCTAGTAGTAGCTCTGTTTTGAGCATTAGCCTCGTTAGCTATATTTGTAGCATTAACCCATTGCTGTCCTAAACTATTCATAGTATTGGCATAATCACCTAAGTATTGGTTATTAACATTACTTTCTTGAGATCTTAAACTAGCTATAGCTCTATCAGTATTAACAGCTGATTGTAATCTATAAGCTAAATTAGCTCCTGTATTAGTATTAATTTGGCTAGCATTATAATTACTAGTAGCTCTATTACGATTTAAGTCCTCAATGGCAGGATTAATATCATATCTACGTCTACGCATAGTATTAGTAATGCTAGTAGCATATGGATTATATACTGCATCAACTGTTTCAGGTCTACCAGTAAATAGATTAGACATAATAGGAGCTAAAGAAGCCATACCTGACAAAGCAGAACCCCAATCAAATTTATTATTTTCAGGCTTAGGTTTGCTATAAGCATTACTTTTAGGTAAAGTGGTAACCTTATCTGCTTGAGAAGTAAGAGCATCTCCTAAACCTGCCATTTCATCATTAGTAGCAGTTAATAGTTCTGGATGTTTTGGTTTTAACGGGTTAACTGTACCATACCAAGTAAACGGTAACTCTGGTTTACCTTCATCAATTAATCCTGTATTCGTAGAAGTAGAAGTTGCTTTACGTCTACGTGTTGGAGTACTAGTACTTACAGTAGCTGTAGTCGATGTAGGTTGTGTATTACTAGGATTAACTGGTACATGATACCATTGATTATTACCAGTTCCCCATTGTACTCCAGCTCCCCATTTACGGTTTGGATTATAGATAGCATCTACTATTCTATCTCCTAAACCAGGTTTAATTTCATCACCTAAAGCAGCAGCTTGTATCTACTTAGTTTTAGGTTTAATACCTTTACTTTGTTTAACAGATTCCTGCATAGCAAATAACTAATCATGAATCATATTATTATTCATTTCATTTAGTTTTGCTGCATTCTCTGCAAATCTGTCATTATATTTACTTTTCTTTTTTGCCATCATTTTCTCACCAAGTTGTGCAAATGTTTCTTTTCTACCAGGTACTTTAAGTTTATCACTTAGTACTCTACTACCTTCAGGTAAACTAACCAAATTACTATCCGTAGGCTTATTGTTCTCTGGTACTTTACTTATACTTCCGTCTGGAGTCTATATTAATTCACCATCATCTACATACGCTAAAGAAGAGGACGTTCCTCCATTAGCCATAGTATCTGTATTCATCCCTATCATATCTTCATATGCTTCACTTTGTAGGTAATTAGTACCTTGTACAGCGGCTCTATTACTATAAGCATTCTTCTTAATTGCTGCTCTTTTCCTACGAAGTTTTCTATTACCGAACGCTCCAATTAGACCACTACCAAGACTACCTTCATCATAATCAGTAAAAGAAGTCATTCTAGCCTCTTCACCGGATCTACCTATTAGCCCTATGCCTGCTCCTACTGCAGCACCAATTGGACCAGCAACCTTAAAACCAGTAGCTGCACCACTAGTTATATCACCTATAGACTGTGCAACAGCTTGTCCTCCTGTAGTAGCATTAGATTTCTAAAATGGTGTTATTAAAGTATTTAGTACATCAGGAGCATTTTCAAGCATATTATTCCCAATTTCTTTAAATTGAGTTCCAAATGCATATGCTGGTACTTTTGTTTTCTTTTTACTTTTCATATTAAATTAATGAATTTCTATATGTTGTTGTAATCTACGGTATTTCAAAAGTATGATCTATATCAGAATCTAACTCATAATCACAAATCATATACTTACCTCTCAGTCTAGCAGGTAGTGATAACTCGTCTTCATTCTTATCTGCTCTAGGTACTGGGAATCTAAACGTATCTTCTCTATAATCAGTTATTATATGCTGTTCAGGAGTAATGATACTTCCTTCTTCATCAAGCTCCTATTCAGTATGTTCTCTAATAGCTTCTTGATGTTTGGTACTGAATTTCATATAATCTATGATATCGTCCTTAATAGACTCTTGATTACCATCTCTAAACTCTCCTTGTAATCTAACATTATCAAATACTTTAGTATAAGGAGCATTCTTATTAATAACTATTTCTAATTTAGCTTTTCTATCTAAAGGAGTTAACCCTATTACTCCAGTATCATGTATAGTATGCAATTCATTGTCTTTTATTGCTACTACTCTATCAGAAATAGGTAACGACCATTTAGGATTAAATGTATAGAAAGATGTAAATCTACCTAACTACTCATTAAATACTAGTGGTTTATTTAGCACATTAAACCATACCTCATTATACTTCTTATCAAATAAAGACATAGCTTTAGCCCTATCTTCTTTAATGTTTTTATTAAAGTAAGATTGTACCTGCTTTTCTTTAGATAACTAACTTACTTGACCTGTATAAGAACATATTTCGTTCTTATCATAATCGTACCAATAAAGCACATTATCTGAATTAATTATACTCTTATCATTCTTAATAGACGAACCATTAGTAGTAGTTACATAGTCGAATCTACTTAATATACCACCAGTACCTAATACTAACTGATTTACATTATCATCAGTAATAAGTGACCTTTCATTGACAGAAGCTACTCCTACTCCAGTATCTTGGAAATAGAACAGTCTATCCTTAAATACTTTTAGATTGGTTATATCTCCCCACTGATTATCTACATCTAAATAATCAGCTACTTTGAATTTAGACCACTAGTCTATTACTTCATTATTAGTCTTAGCCTATGAAGTCAATATTCTATTAGTATACTTTACATCTTTATCAGCGTATATAGAATTAGGCACATATAATTTACCAGTATTCTACGCAGAATAAACAGAATTATATACAAAGTAAGGAAGATCTTGTACATGTATATCCTACATCTAAGTAGGCTCTAACTGTAACCAAGAGTCTGCAAAATTTGAACTAGTTACTGTTCTATGAATCTAATCTCCGTGAAATAAATTCATATTAATAGAACTTTCAAATGGTATATAAGCTCCTATGTAATTCTTCATACCATCCCATTCCTTAGCATCAGGCAATTGGAACAACATAGTATTAGGATAATCTAATAGACTTAAATAAGTATCTCCTCCAAATACATACTTACTGTCGTGAGCTGCGATACTTATATATACAGAATTCTGTCTAGATGAGAATGTATTACCACCATATATAGAATTACCATCACGTTTAACATTAAATACAGGAATAGCATTGGTAGCATCAAATGGATGAAGTTCTGAGTATTTATCTGTAGGTACGCTATTAAATCCAGAGAATATATTCTATAACTCAGGTACATGAGCTATAATACACGGACCAGCTGGGCCTTGTAATGATTGATTATCATTGTGAATAAAGTCAGACATAGAGTAATTAGTATAAGTTCTATTACCTATGTTTATTCTTTTAGCTACTACATCTGGAGCTCCATACATATTATAGTCTATGTTGGGTGGATATTTAGCGTCTTCAATATAGGATGTAGATTGAGATTGTCCAAAGGTTGGAACAAAGTATTTAGCTATAGATGCTCCGCGATATACCTTCTTGCCTCTACTATCCTAATAAGGAAATCCTACTGCTAATACATTAAGATCCCATCTTCTACCATAGCCTACATAGGGTACGGTATCTTGCTGTAATACTTCGCCGTTTATCTGAGTAACATAATCTGCTGCAGCGAATATACTACGGCTTACACTGTTACCTATAGTATTACCATTAGTATAGTTGTCTTTAAAATCATCAAATTTACTATCGTTTACCTTTCCACCAACAAATGGAGAATAGTATGAACCGATTCCATCTAAGTACACACTTCCTTCAAATAATCTAGTTACATCATCCCCTTGTACGCATATCTCTGGAGATACAAGACGTATATAATCATTTGCCCTCATAGTAAGAGAAAAATTACCTACATCCTCTGCAGTACCTGTTGATATTGCTAATTGTTCACCAATCAAACTACAAAAGAAAGGTGTAGGTCTCATTTCTAAACTACTATCTAATTCAGATCCTTGACCAACCCACTTATCCTACTCTTGAATTCTATACTCATATACGTAACTACCTATAGTCTACATAAGCACAGTTCTATCACGCTCAGTTCTATCGCAACGAACTATTTCATAACTTACTGCGCCAACAGGCATTTTCTTTACTTTAAATTCTATACCTAAAGCGTTACCTATAAGTGTATTGTTCTCATATCTAAACGGAGGCATTTGAGAAGCATGAGGCATTCTAATATCACCTATCCAGAGTACAGGAGAAGCTACAGATTTATCATTATAGAATATCATACCAAATCTATATACTTCATCTCTCTAGTATCCTCTATAATTAGCGGCTATATATGGATCAGCATAATTAGGTATATATGGATTATTCTTCTGCTCTTCAGTAGGCTGTACTATTTCAGGCATTTTATTATCACCCATGTTTATATACCTAGTATTATTTCTAACAGTAGGTACATCCATACTACAGGATTGATCCAATCTAAACTTATCTTGTTTACTACTTAGATTTATATCTGTAGTTACAAAGGAATACTCTATATTAATACCGTAACCACCTAATTCACCATCTTTATTGTATATATATGTATTCTAAGAATTAGATGCATCTTTTGTATACTTTACATTATTAAATGGATTTATACAATCGTGAGTAGTAGGAATACGTTTAATAGCTTCATCATCTGTTATAGATATACGAATATTATTACTATCTAGACTAGATAACAGCTATACACTTCCTTCTGAGTTAGCTCTGTAAGCTCTAGCATCATAATCGTTACCATCTTCATCTTCTGGTATCCAAGTATTCTCTGTTACATTAGCTGCAAATAATCTATTTTGCATTTTTGCAAGAGTCTACGCTATAAATTGATAACCAGTCATAGCATTGAATTCATCTACAGATATATTACTTAAAGTAGCTCCATAATCTACATACTGTATATTTGTCTGACCATCTGGTATATCTATCTCATCTACTATACTAATAGTAGGAGTAGCATTATTCTATTCATAAAATATACGAATTACTCTTAACTTATTAAAGTCCTAGAGAGATAACTCAGTAGATAGCATTACTGACTTATTTGATGCTTTATTTAGACCAGTGCCTTTATATTCAGAACTACCTTGACTAGTTACACTATTAGTTAAGTGAATTAACTCGCTCATTGGAGAAGTAACAGTCTCAGTGCCGTGTACATTAAATAATTGATAACAATATGTTACCATTCCAGCTTTAAGATTACCTTCAGATAACCAACGGAACTTAAATGGCAATAAACTTACTACAGGTGTTATTTCTAATGAGCCAGGATTAATTATATTTCCATTCTCATCTATAAGATTAGAATTGTCTATAAAATCATTACTCATCATATTAACAATCTTAATAGGACTGTTTCCATCAGTAAAGTATATTTTTATATTAGTATCTGATTCATAGTTACCTACAATACTTAGTGTAGGATTTTTAGATAAATCTTCACATAAACCTAGAGCTCCTTTACATACTAATTTAATTTGAGGCATATTACTATCAAACCCCATTAATCTGTATATCTTATTAATATTATCAGATGTTTTAGTTATTACTACTGCAATGTCATTTATAGTAGTAGTACCTATTATAGTCTCATCTTTAGGTATAATAGTATCGTATCTTCTAGGGTTCTCTATACTTTGTAATACTCCTGTAGTTCCTCCATCGTTGGTGACAACACGGACATCCTCAGCATATCTGTACTGAGTATCCGGTATCAAATTTACGTCCTAGTCCATATTAAGACCACCCGTAAATGTATTAACTTGTGCAGTATTACTTATCATATCAATCTTAATGCGCTATCTTGGTTATATAATATCTGTTCTTCGCCACTAGTACTGAAAAAAGTATCGTGGTCGTTCATCTCTGGGTACAACTTATGCCAGGTGTTCTTTATCGATTCTATTTCATCTGGTCCTGGAGACATGGCTTCAGCGTAGGCCTATTTGCGATAAAAATTCCAACTATTCCTCATATCGTAGTAGTCTGATTGGCTTATCTACCCTTTTAACTTTAGAGGATAAAAGTGTTTAACTCCTAGATACCACAATAAAGCTTCTTTATAAGATTCTAAATCCGGTATCATTGGCATACTGTCTTCATCAGTATATATAGCATAATAGGATATCTTAATGTATCCTCTAGGTACATTAGTCATTATATAACCAGGTTTGGTCATATACTATAAATCATAACTATACATAGTACCATCTTTATGCCCTATTCTGTTACCTAGATATCTACCGTTTGCTGTAGGTACGGTATTCTAGTTTATCAATACGCTTAATGTTTCTCTAAGGTTGTTATCCTCATTTAACTTGTCTAATGCTTCTCTATCATTAGTAAGATTAAACATATTCTTAACTAATGGAAACATAGCAACATCCTGTACTAACATGCAAGCCTTACTACAACATTGATTATCATGAGATACACCGAAACTAGATGTAGCTTTTCTCATAGGTAACCATCCTCCATTACAGCAGTATGAGTACGCTACCTAATCTAATTTGTATAAATCACACGGCAACGATACTTGATGACATTCTATTGGAAGTATTTCTACTTTATGTTCAAACTACTATATAGCCCCAATCTTAAGCATTCCTTCAAGCAGCCACTCCTTCCAATCTGATATTCTTATCTAGTCCTCCTATAAATTGAAATCTGCAATAGCCTTTGCTATTACAGTTTTAGAGGATATCATTCTGTTGTTTATCATAATTCTATATAGTCTCTTATACGATTTTTAATTATTTTACAGAGGTCCCTCTTATTATCTCTTGAAGCTGTAAACTAATACTTAGTTTTATTAGTAAGTAGACTATCTTTCTTTGACCAAAAGAATCTATACTTATAATAATTACTATGGTCATTAAGTAGGTATACAGGCTTACCAGTTTCTTTTGTAGCTTTCCAGTCCCATCTAAGACTTTTGCCTGTAAATTCTTTTGGCTGATGTTTAATGATTTGTAAAGTACCTAATCTACATGGAAACTTGAATTCTTTACAATTGTACATTACTTCATCTCTAATGTACTAAAAATAGTCATTAATAATGTTCTTATACGTCTATAAGTCAATATCATATGGCGTATTAGGCTCTATGTACTATTTATAGCTCTCATAGAAATCAGTAGTAGTATAGCTCTTTCTCTAATATTTCATACATCAATTATTTATCACTAACTCTGTTCTATGTATCATCATGCGCATCATTGGTATCATCACTAGGCATAGTAATCATAAAACGTAATTCTCTCTCTAATATCATCTATGTAATAGTTGGTATCATTGCAGATGGTATAGGGAACTCACTATCTGGATCAAAGCAAGCGTTAAGCTCTGTAGGGTCTTCAGCTATTACATCTACACTGATATACTCTAGCTGATTAGAATCTCCATCTACGTATATTCTATTGTTTTTAACCCATGCAATATAGTCTTTACATGTAGCTTTTCTATACTTCTATAATTTAGCTTTAGTACGACTGCCTATCTAAATTATATTACCAAACATATCACGTACATTTATTACTCCAGGTCTATAGTTAAAGTCTATTAACTTAGGGAGTTCTTTATCTCCTACATAAGTAAAGTAACCTGGTACAGTTTCTTCACGATCTAAATGGATAGGTTCTATAGTAGTAAGATATAATTCGTTTATATCTCTTCCTTTATCTATGTCTTGCTTTATTAACATAGCTCTGTAACCTATAATCCACTTTTCAATTTGTGCTCTACTTAAATGCTCAGACTCTGCAATATTATTATTGCGAGCAATAAGTAGAATATTATCAATTAACTAGTTAAGTGTCATATCTTATTTCTAATAACGTTATAAGCCATATAACGCATTTTAAGGCTGTTATAGGCACTTTCTATTATCAGTAATACAATCCTTTAATTTAAGTAATAGCGGTCTTAAAAGAGCTTAAAATAAAAAAGGTTGATCTTATTGACCAACCTTATCCATTGCATTCTTCATATCCTAAGGAAGCATTTCCTTCATAGGTGGTGGTACCATCTAATTAGCTTTCCTTATTATATTTTTTAATTCGTTAACTTCTTTTTGTAAAGCAATTATTTCATCATTTTCTTTTGCCGGCTTATCGTTTATTCCTAGCTTATCTAGGAGAGCCTAACACTTAGCCATTTCTTCATCACATTTAGCTATGGATTCTTTTCTTTGTTTATAAGTGTTATATTGATTGCGTACTATATTTATAATTTCCTATTTATCTGTAGATATAGTAAGACCTAATGCACTATCAGTTATTACTGATTTATTCTCAGGTATAGTGAACTTTTTAGTTTCTCCATTACACTATATCGTTATATCTACTACTCTCTTTCTAGTCTGATTGGGCATAGGAAATTGCCCAGGTGGTAGTGGCTCATCATATACTGCACTTACTTGAGTAACAGAACCTTCATTATACTCAGTAGTCTTCTTGAATGTGCCAACTACTTCGATTATATATACTTTATCCCCTATACTTAGTTGATTGAATAACATAATAAGTTAGTTTTATAAGGGCTCAATTAAGAGCCCTTTTGTTTATTATTACGCACTTGGTGCGGTTATATTTGCAGGATAAGCATTCACTAACTAATAGACATTATTACATTTATTATAATATATTAAATATCTAAAGTTTAGTTGTAGGTTACCTGCTTGTACATCTTCTTGTAAAGCGTTGCGAAGCATAGATTGATTATTATTTTCACTGTTACCATCTGATAAACCTACTGGTAATGAAGCGCTAGCTTCAGCAGAAGACTGTCTTACATCCAGAAAGAACAATCCTTCGTTTGGTAAACTTCTATACTCTTGATAATTAACGTCATATCTTACTTCAGTAGAAGTAGCTACTACCCCAGTAGTTTTAAGTACTGGAATTCCAGATATAGTATTTAATCTTCTACGACGCCTTCCAAATAAAAATGGACCCCAAAATGGGAATAACGGTTGTACATTATAGAAAGGATACATAATTACCTCCTTTCTTTATTAGCAACCACAACCACAACCATTGTTATAACCTACTCCATTAAAGGCTGCATCACCAGCATAAGCTCCCATAGCAGCAGCTCTAAATATTTCAGGATTATAGCATGACAATTGTGGGTAAGGAACGCTTACTGTATTAGGTAATTTACATTTAATACCATCCACATCTGACTGTAAAGAGTTCAGTTTAGTTACAATCGGAGCAGTAGCAGAGCTAATCATATTACCAAAAGTAGCTGTCTGATGTTCCTGACTCAACTGAGTAAGCAGTGTAGAGTTTCTCTCACGTAAGCTATCAATCTTATCAAGCAAAGCCTGATTCTGCATAGCATCCAACTTAGCGATTATAGATTGAGTATTAGCTGTGCCACTATCACGAAGAGCTAAAGTATTACTGTTCATAGTATTAACTAAGTTGTTAGTCTGATTACATACAGACAACTGGTTTTCATAACCCATCTTAGTAATATTGTTATTTACAGCATCAATAGATCTCTGAGTAGTGCAGCAGCAATTAGCTAACTCAGAAGCAAGAGTTGCATTGCCAGAAGTAATAGCATTGATTACTTCACAGCTAGACAATTTAGTATCACAAGAAATCTGACTTACACCAGAATTGATAGTATTAAGAGCTGTCTGAACAGCATTAATATCACAATTCAAAGTATTAGACAGTGAGCTTATAGCTTCCTTATTACCATTAATAGCTTGCATTAACAGGCTGGTATTAGCATCAGTATTCAGCTGAGAAGCTAAACGACCTGCGTCATTACCTCCACGACCGAAACCGTTACCACCAAAACCACCCCAGCAGAAGAAGATCAAAATGATCCAAATCCACCACCAACCGCCGTTTCCACCGAAACCACCGTTGTTCATCATAGCCATCAAAGCAGCCGGATCCATACCTTTATTAGCGTTTTGCATTAGAGCAGCAAGACCAGCGTCAATACCGCGATCCTGCACAATAATTCTATCTTCTAACATAATTGATTTAATTTAAAAGTTGATTTTTATTAATATCTAACGTAGCGAACTGCTTTGCCACGTCCATATTCTGAATAAGGTTCGTACTCTTTTTCTCTTTCGAGCATACGTTCATAATCGTCTTCATAATCTCTAGCTCTACTAGTAGAATATACTCTACGACCACCACGCATCATACCACCTCTTCTACCACCTCTACGGAATAAGCCTATGCGTTCAAATTCGTCATCATCATCATCTTCGTATTTGTCACGCTTTTCAACTTCTTCCTCATAGCATTCCATTTCAGCTTGTCTGATCTTATCACACATAACGTAAATATAGTAATACCACATCTTACCTTCATCAATGTCTTTATCATTGATCCAAGCCTTTGCCAATTCAACAAAATGCTTAGTACTATTAGAGTTAGTCATACTTATAATTACTTTATAGTAATCAGAATAAACCATGTTAAGTGCTACGAACCAATCATAACGGTTAAATCTGCTACCCAGATTTATTCCATATTGACTGGCTAATGCGGTAGTTTCCTCTACAGACCAATGTGGTCCACGAGTACCATCCTCATTCTCCATTTTACTTACAGCTTTACGGGCATGTTCCTCGTTGAAATGAGGACCGTGTTCTGCTTCGTAAGCCTTTACACGAAATATTCTATGCATATTATTATTGATTAATATTATTGAATATATTGATTATTATTTAGGTAACTCGATTATACGAGTATCGGTTACCTTGATTATCGGATTACTGTTAACTATCTGATATTTTTTGGTACGTATACGTTTCCAATCAAAGTGGAAGAACCTAACGAAAGCATTACGATATTTGTTTTTATATTCTTTTTTCTCTTCTACAAACAAAATCTATTGATTCTTAATATCTAATGTGGCTTTAAGGATTGAGTCCTTTCTACTAACTATGATAGTTGTTAATGGATTAATTTTAAGTTCTTCGTCAAAATCTATTAACTTGTGTTTTATAATAGTTCTAACAGAATCTTTAATCTCAGTATTGATTACATTTACATCAGTTAGGTTCTTGTCTTTGATTTTAAGTTTTTTCTAAGCATCCTTAGCTTCTTTTAATAAACTATCATTACTAGTATTTAGTTCTTCTATAGTAAGCTATAGTACTCTGTTTAACTATTCCTTCTAGGATGCTAATTGCTCGTAAGCTCTAACATTGTTAGTTATTCTGTCAATCTCTTTATTCTTCTTCTGTAGCTAATGGTTCTAAACAAAAACAGTCGCAATAAGTAAACTAACTAAACCTACTGCGACTGCTCTGAAATTCCTTGTAAACCAATTAACTAACTAATTCAGTATTGGAATCATCTGGTAATTCTTTATCTAATGATATATCTAAATATTTCTCTCCTTTTGCTTTTATAACCTTCTTGAGGATTTTCCATATCTTCCATTGAGGATATAAGTCGCTAAACGATTCTAGTAACGACCAAAACTCAACTAAGGCTATCATTCCTGCTACTATTTCTACAGCATACAGGTTAATAGAGGTTACTACCAGCTAATCTATTATTGACGCACTAGTTATTGCTACTGCTGCATCTCTAGTCTTCCATATAGTTTTCCATGCTTTATGTGATTCAATCTTAGGATGCCCATATTTTTTAGAGACTTTATAACCATAGATAGCATCAAGTAGTATCAATGCACCGACAGCAGTGATAGGAACCCATACAGGTGCGAATATAGAAAGTAGCCCAGTTATAACAGAGGCTACGTATTTATCCGCACTACTGAACATGTTCTTAAATATTGACATAGTATGTTCTCCTAATTGTTGGTAATTCATAGATAGTAGCTGATAATAAAAATCAAATAAAGCCCTAACAGATTAAAAGGGGAGTAAAATCTGAGAGGGCTCGAAATTCCGTTTGAGATTATAATTATATAACGATAAGGTTTATTTAAGGTTTCCGTTTTGAAAATCTTCTTGCATAAACTAATAGCTCTTTATAGCGTAATATCTTCTTTAGTAAGTTAATACCATTACAATGTTTAAGCCAACCTATATAACTACACATTTCTTGTTTGTAATCTTCTACTGTAATGTTTTTCTTTCTACCTAATCTAGCAGCTTTCCTACACATGCTACGCTTAATATTTTTTCTTACTAAAGTATAGTCATGCCTTATTACATAACCTACAAAAGATATACCTCTGTCTTCTACTTTAAATATCTAATAGTTATCTTTGAAAGTTAATTTTAAAGTATCTAAATACTATTTCATTTCTTCAAACAGTTCTCGTAAATACTCTTTATCCTTATGTAGTATTACTATATCATCTGCATATCTAAAGTAATATTTAACCTATTTATCTTCTTTAAGCCAGTGGTCAAAGTAAGTAAGATACAGATTAGCAAAGAACTAAGATAAGTAATTACCAATAGGTACACCTTCTGCTGAATCTATTATCTCATCTAATAGCTATAATAACTTCTAATCCTTTATCTTCTTTCTTATTATGCTCTTTAATACTTCATGATCTATACTAGGATAGAACTTTCTGATATCTAACTTAAGACAATAAGTAGTATTATCTACATCTTTTAAAGCTTCTTTAACATTATGTAATGCTTCGTGAATACCTCTGTGTTTAATGCAACTATAAGTATCTTTAATAAAGATAGATACCCATATAGGTTCCATTATATTCATTACAGCATGATGTACTATTCTATCTGGATAATAAGGTAATCTAAATATTAATCTTTCTTTAGGTTCTCTAATTATAAATGTATTATATTCAGAAGTTTTATACGTACCGTTAATTAAATTCTGCTATAGTTTTTTAAGTAATTCTTCTTTATTCTAGTCAAACTCTTTGATATCTTTTCTACTAGATTTATTTCTTCTAGCTTTCTTATCTGCTAAATATAAATTGTCTAAGCTAACAATCTTATCGAATAAATTATTATATCTCTTCATAAATAATATTTTCTGAAATACCTTCACGCATCTTCACTTTCGTTACCAATGCGTTCAAGAAGCATGTCATATTTTACCAAGAGGTAAGGTTCAGCCCTTGATTTTTTGTCAGTTTATAATTTTTTTACGTATTTCAGTGTCCTGACATTAGCATTAGAATTGTCTAACTCATTGTTAGAATTCAAATTGAACAAACCTGCATTAGACTCATTGTCTGAGTTACTGCTGATTTACTCACGACTGCAACCTTTTATTGGTTAATTAAAACCAGTTTTCTTCAGATTCTATAGAATCCAATTGTTCATAATCCTCAACATTTAACTCTAATGTAGCTGGAGCAGCTGGCAATGCCGGTTCACCATAGAAGGTAATTCGAGTCCCGACATTAGCATTAGAAGTGCCCAACCCAGCGTAAGAATACAAACCGAACAAACCCGCAGAAGACCCACGGTCCGAGCCACCGCCGATTAGAAGAGTTCTAGGTGTAGCTGTAGCACTAGTCCAGTGATAATCACAATAATAAGTTGTAGTACTAGCTCCATTTCCTACTACAGTTGGGAATAGATCTGCCTAATTATTATTAACGAGTTTTTTTACATATTGACCAGTAATTGTACTTTCTTTAAAGTCTTGTAATTCATAACCTGCTGCAATTAATTGCTCTGCAGTAGGATTGGTTCCTCCTTCAAATGTACCAAACTTAGTATAATCTTTGCAGATGTATACACTATTATCAGTACCAGCAACTACTACATCAATTACATTCTTCCATACATGACCAAATGGATTCTCAATACCACGGTATCTAGGAACATTAACTACCTTAGTACCAGTAGATGTACCCTCTGCATTAGTATTAGTATGTGTATATTCGATTATACCAGTACCATTACCTAATGATTTAGTAGTACCACTAGGTACAAAAGAATATGCAGTAGCTCCATTTACAGTTACAGTTCCTGTAGTTATACCTTCACCTAAACCACCTTGATGATAACCTTCTGCAGTTAAGCTAGCATTAAATGCTTTCTGACTATTCAGAGTAGCATATTCTACTACGAATAACCAAGTAAGATCTCTGTGAGCGTCATAGGTATAGATATTCCAGTTGTTAGTACGATTATTCTCTCTAGCAAAGGTTTGGAATTGGTTTCTAGTTTTATTTACTACAGGTTTCAGTTTAAGTGCTGAAACAGCAATTGACCTAAGCATATTCTGTGTATCTACACTACCCGTATTAATAACACCCTCATACGCTCCAATGTATTTCTTTTCTACTTTGGTATAACCGGGGAGATTATATTCGCTCATACGAATCTCAACCGTATTGTCTGGAGTAGCTACTAATAATCTATAATGCTCTGGTATTTCTACCATTATTTCAGGAGCCGTACCTTTACTGTCATCAGTTATAGTAACGCCATCTTCCCACTTATTCCAGTCATCTGCTTTTAAATACCTCTTAGTATTGTCATCATTATTAATAGTACAACCTCTCATCTTACTCTGGATAGGAAGTGTTTTATGCATTTCCATATTACCAGTACGTACACCATCAGGACTAGAACTATTAGCTAAGTCAAACTTAACACCATACCACAGTTCATTCTCATTTCTACTGAGCTTACCAATCTACTCATCTAAAGTAACTGCAGCACTTATAGCACTAGGACTACTAGCTAAGTAATTAGTACTTGATAAGTCAGGCATTTCATTACCTTCTGTTAAGCCTACTTTATCATTTACTTTAAGTATCGTACTTCTAAGCTCTATAATATCTGCATTTAAAGCTGTTTCTAAACTATCAATGTTACCTTGCAATTCTGTATCCTTGGCTTTAAGTTCTTTTACAGCTGCTTCCCTTGCAACTTTTTCATCATTAATTGCATCAGGAAGAGTCTCATTAATAGCTATTTTCTCAGCACCTGTCATTAAACCAGCAACAGTATTAGTAGCAGGAGTAATAGTAATATCAGCTAAAGTAGACTGTACATATTTACCGCCGCTCTTTTCTACTCCAGTAAGGCTAATAGTAATGTTATTAACATCTGTCTGATCTAATTGGAATGTACTTAGCAAGTTATTAGGCATAGAGTTAACTACATTCTCCATAGCTTTACCCTTACCACCATCATAAGCAGTACCAGTAATGTCACCAATAATAATAGCATTAGAGTCAATATGTATGAACTGTGAACCAGACCATCTAAACTGATAACTTACTTCACCAGGAGTTACATTAACATATATTTTATCTCTTTCACCTACTATAGGAGTTTCATGTTCAGCATCTGCATATAACTGTATATTCTAAAGTACTCCAGTAGGAGATACAGTATAAGTAGCGTATGCATCCATCACATCATCAACATATGAAGGCAATTGACTAGCAGGTACTTTACCATTACCATCAAGTTCAGCAAGACCATTAGGTTGACCTTTTAATGCTTTGAAGTCTTGTAAGTCTTCATTCACATCATCAATCTTAGTATCCAGTCTATCTACTTGAGCTTTTACAGCAGCATCACCTTTATTAATAGCATCTACTATACTAGTACCTTTAAAGTAGTTATTGCTACTATTATCAGGTAAAGATATAATGTCACTATTCTTATCATAGTTTAAACCAACAGATTGAACAATCTCTTTAATATGAGTCCATTGGTCTACATTAGCATCTCTATTCAGTGGTATCCATTTCTTAAGATCAGGACTATATGACTTAATAACATTACCAGTACTGTCTGTTGCTAAGTCAATCCAGTAAGAAACCTCTTTAGGATTTGGAGCATACTTAGATGCTATGAAATTAGGATTTTCTTGTTTAACCATATTTGCAAATATTTAATAGTTATTCCCCTTTTATTCTTTAAAGAACCCACTAGGAGCACTTACTTTATTAAACACAACACTATCAGTAGTAGCTAATGATAATTGGGCTCTAGTAACTACATGAGGATTATCTCTTCTAGCTGCATGAGTATCAATAGCATTCTGTGCATTAGTAATCAATTGTCTAAGCTCATTAATCTGAGATTGCAAATTATTATCTGCATTAGTTCTATTCTCAGTCTCTTGATTAATTAACTCAGTAAGATCAGTGACTTTACCATCTACATAAGTCTTAAGTTCATTCTTAGCTTTAGAGATTTCACTATTTATATAGCTTCTTAAATCACTAATCTATTGGTCTATTTTACTATCTAACTCTTGTATATTCTGAGTTAATTCGGTAATCTTTTGTTGAATAGAAGTTAAGTCACTACCTATTATTTCAGTTATATCCTAACGCAGCTCTTCAATACTAGAATTGATATTAGTAATATCCTACTTGATACCATTAATTTCATTTCTAATATCGCTAATCTAAGTAGTTAATTCTTCTACTTTCTGATTAATGTACTACCACAGTTTATTAACTTCCTCTTTCAGTTCATCTTTAAATTCAGCTAATTCATTTCTGATTTCAGTTATAGAATCATTAATAAACTGTTCTATCTAATCAAGAGCATTATTAATATAATCAATGATAGCATCTACTTGTTTATCATTCAAATCAAGCATCTCCCATGTATTAGTATCATTACGATAATATCTAATACAACCACCATAGTAGTTAGAAGTAACGTCAATCCAATAATCTACTTCTAGAGGATTAGGCTGCGTATCTGATGCTCTAAATCTAACTATCTCTCTCTGTAACATATGTTATGCTTTAAATGTTGTTATTTTATCTTCTGTGCCAGAGTCATATACATCAAGATGGACCCAGTCACAATCTTCCTCTAAACGTATTTTACATGGCAACAATAAAGGTTTAGCCTTTATCATTTCTCTTACTTCCTCTGCAGTCTTATTATCACAAGTAAAGTCAATTGCGTTACCAGTCGTGTGACCGCTAACATATACATTCTTCTTACTCTTTACTAAAGGACACAGGTTACAACGCATACCCCTTTGATGCATATTACCAATATTAATATGCATTGGCATACGTAGTATATCTGTACGTAGACATAGTAATACATGTAGTAACTAAGTGCTTAAGAACATCCATGATTGTTCTCCAAATCTACTGTATATATGATTACATACTAATTCCTTTACGTCAAAGTAAGGTTTAAGCTGTTTAATTATTTCTTCTCTCGGCATCATTGTTATTCATCATTAGAGCCTCACCAACTAGATTGGCTGCTACGTTCATACCAAATTGTTTAGTATCGTTATCTATCTCACTTACCTTTACGTTGATTTGAAGGAGCAGAAGATATATCTGCTCCAACAATTCTCTATCTGTCATATGTGCTAAGTATGGATTCATTAGTAGGTAACTGTCTGTTCTCCTAATTGCAACTAAAATGACTTTACTAACTTATAGCTACCGCTCGAATATACATATATATTTACTAGATTACCGGCGTATGCAGTTCCTCCATTAACTGTTATACCAAGACTTGCATACCAATTAATAGAAGTACCTCCCATGAACATGAGGTAGTTCTAAACATTAGATCCTACTGGTGTCGTACCTGAAAGGAATAAATAACAATTATCATACGTAAGACTATTCAAAGTTAATTTATTAACTACTTCCTCTGCTTTCCCAGCTTGGATAACATTGATAAATGCTTGAGCTCCACTCTCCGCTTGAGTTAAAGTAATCTTAGCAGTTCTCTAGGTTGTTGTTTCATTCTCTGCTACAGTTATATACGTAGTGTTGGTTGTAGTTCTCGCAGCAGCAACCCAAGAATTATTTGACGAGAATTCATAATCTAGAGACTATGTGGTTTCACTACCGTCACTTTTAAGTACAGTCTTATAAGATTCCACTGTAAGAGTCTCATTAGTTTCTGCTGCAGTTACCCCTAAATTCGTTGGAAGTACGTTAAACGTATATGTAGGAGTATGACCGCTTTGAGTTATCTCTATAGATTGAGTCTTACCAGATTCATTCTATGTAAATACTAGAGTAGTACTTCTAGTACTAGAAGTAGTGTTTTTCAGTATCTCTACAGTTATTATTACAGTTGTAGATACAACTACCCAATCAGTACCACCAGAAGTTAAACTATAGCCTATATTACTACCATTCTTAGTAGATACTGTTCTTGGTATGAAAGAGGCACTACCATATGGAGCATCATATGTATTTGGTGTTATTGTAAATACATACGTATCTGCTACGTATGCATCTTGACTAACATTAACGGTAAGTGTCTTACCAGAACCACTCTGAGTTAATACTACTTCTCCACTTCTTGCAGATCCGCTATTATCAGATGCACTGATAGTCACGTTACTACTAGTAGTAGAAGTAGTTATCCAGCTAGGTTTACTAGACACACTCCAAGATTGACTACTACCATTCTTAGTAGATATTACAGGTATATTGGCAGCAGTTCCATTAGCAGAGAAATCCCACGGGAAGTTTGCACTAACATCTGAAGTACTGCCGTCATCCCAAGTAAATACATAATTATCTGCAGGTGGAGTATACCCTGTTTGAGTTAATTCGGCATAATCTCGTTTACCAGATTCATCCTAATCAAAATATACTTTTGCTGTTCTACCAGTAGTACTAGTAGTTGATTGTATAGTAAACGTAGAAGTACTCTTATTGAATGAAGCCCATGAAGGTAATGTACTACTATCTATGCTATAATCTACATCATAAGTACTGCTACCAACTGTCTTATAAGAACTAATAGTTACACTACCAGATCCACCACTAGAACCTACATTAACCTTATACGGATTAATAGAGAAGGTATAAGTAGTAGAAGGTGTAGCGCCGCTTTGAGTAACTGTACAAGTAGCTGACTTACCACCATGAGTTGCTTTAATAGTTGCAGTTCTACTAGATGTAGATGTATTCTCTCCCAATGTTAAAGTACTAGGTGAAGAGCTACTACTAAGACTACCTAAGTTAGTAGATAATGTAGGATTACCTGTTTCTTCAGTAACATCTCCACTAGCCCAATATACGGTTCTCTTAGCACTAGCTGTAATAGTAGAAGTACCTCCACTGCTAGATACACTAGTGGGACTAGCTGATACAGATATAGTCCATTCACCATATGAGCTAATAGTATCTCCGCTCTGTGATAGACTAATAGTAACTGTCTTATTAGACTCATTCTGAGTTATAGTAACTGTACCTGTTCTATTTGAAGTAATTTCATTAGCAGAAGCACTTACTGTAGTTCCACTTAAAGAGAATCCAGTACCAGATATAGTAGTAGACTTTAATGATACACTGGTATCACCACTCTATTCTACTCCATCTAATACTTTTCTCTTATAAGAACTAACAGTGAAAGACTTACTACCACCGCCAGCTCCAAATGACATACTAGTAGGTGATACTGTTAAGTAGTAATTCCAAGTCTCTGCTTTCTTACGTATATCATCTATCTTTACACATTCGTTAGCTCCATAAGTAGAAGCATTATCAATAACGATTAATGAATTAATAGCTAAAATCTAGGTTTTAGTAGGACATTCTGCCCCACTCTTACCTAGACTAAGCTTACTTAATATCATAGAATATGTTGCTATTTCATTACTCATGTTGCTTATTCTTTAAAGTTTCTATTTCAGCTTTAAGCTTTTCAATCTCATCTTTAAGCATCTTAACTCCTTCAATAGCTAATACACCTAACATTTCATACTCTACCTTCTTAACCTTAACATACTCTTCACCATCTTTAGTGAATGATTCAAATTGTTCAGGATTACTTACTTCAGACTTAAGAGTATCACTTTCAGTTACTATGTCCTCAAAACCTAATTCCTCTAAGTTCTATGCTATAGTACCTATTTGCTTCTAATCATTCATTATAAATGATACAGTAGGTATAGAACATATCTAGTCTAGAGTATAATCTAAAGGTTTAATATCTGATTTTAGACGAGCATCAGATTCTTTGAAGAAACCACCTGCTGCAGATACCTTACCGGAAGACGTAACATTACCTACTGCTATATTATCGTAAGAGTATATAGCCTATTTAGGAGTTATAGTTACTGTTCTAGTAACTCCAGAAGTAGGCATAGCGGCATTACTTATAGATTCAACCATGTTACGGAGGTCACCATTATGATATGCATGAACTATAAAAGTTTCATACTACTGTGGCTATTTAAACCACAAATAAATACGATTATTGTAATTAAATACTTTTATATCCCCAAAGCTATATCCATTATTAACACCAGTAGCCTAAAATATTTTATTTTCAGGAGGATAGTTGTAGAACTATATTACTGTGTCAAATGGAACACTATTACTATAGTAAGAATTACCAAAAATTCTCACTGTAATCATAGTGGCATCACTATCTGAATTTCTTAATCTCACTAAACAGCCATTACGATAGTCATATACTGTTTTTGGTAAATAACGCTAATCTAACTCATTAGCATAGTTACCTTCATGAAGTAATTTATAATGAGTACCTCCATAATAGAAAGTTGCTCCTTCATCTAAATTATCTACTCTACCTAATGATATACACGGATGAGTTGTCAGTTTATCATTGAGTAGGTAAGCGCCAAGAGATATATGAAATCCTACTTCAGCGCTATCTTCTCCGTTATTAAACTAAACATAACTTGCCTCATTTTTGCCAATCAGTGTTAAAGGAATTGTTGTTGAAGTTTGTTCTATTCTTAATGGTGTAGTTATAACAGAACCTGATGAGTTCCATCTTTGCCATGTGTTATTAGCTTCAAAAGAAGTTCCTACATAACTATAGTTAAGACTCTGATCTGTTCCATATGCTCCAAATTTAGCTAATACTGTGTCATTAGCATTAACAAATTCATAACCTCTATTCCAACTTCCTACAGTACGAGGAGCCTTAATAGTAAAGACTCCGTCAGTACGTAAAACACAGTGATAACTGTTAGTATTACCCACTGTTAAGTTACCAGTCATAGTATCACCAGCTTTTTTTACAAAAGCAGATGGACTAATACCACCAACTGTATCAGCATTACCAGCATTAGCTGGTTTGCCAACGCTTACAGTCTATGCTGTGCCTCCAGATGGAGTTACTGTGAAATTACCAGCAGAACCATTAGCAAATGTATAAGTAGTATTAGTATTCTATGCAGGTATACCTAATGCAGTTATATCAGCTTTAGTTACAGCAGTAACACTAGCTACATGACTAGTAGAATCAGTAGAGAACTTATAGAATCCAGATGCTTTGCTAGGTGCAGAACCAGCAGGATGTACATAGTTATTATATGTAGCTCCTTTAGTTAGAGTAAGAGTATCGCCACTAATAGATGCAGTAGTAACAGCATTACCAGAACCAGCTACAGTTACTTTACCAACCTTCTTAGCTAATTCTGTATTCATAGTAGACTACAGATTATTGATATTAGTTTGTAACTGATTATCACCATCTTTTCTAGCTTGAATTTCTACATTCAAATCATTGATGATATCATTTGAACTATTCTCAATAAGCTCTTCTAATCTATCTACTTCAGTAGTTACTCTATTATCTAGATTAGTAATTCTATTAGGTATATTGACGTCTAAGTTCTATTTATCAGTAGCAGTCATTACACCAGCTGCAGATTGTGTAGCAGCAGGTATAGTCTATGACTTAGTAATAGGATTAGCATATGAATTACTAGCTGCAGATAAATCAGATTGCTTATAATTAATAGTTACGCTAGTTGCATTTCTAGATGTTGCATCTATACCAGTAACTAAGTTATTAGGTAGTGAATCAAGTTTATCACCAGGATTCTATATACTACCAAATTCATTATATAAATCATCTAATCTACCTTTATCTATTGCAGACATAGCACCTGCATTAGTAGTTGTAGCTGATGGTATATCTATATTATCGTCCTGTAATGGACCATAATTTAAACCATCTTTAGCTGCATACTTATAGTTAATCTTAACTAATTCACCAGTACTAGTAGTAGGAGTAAGATATGAAGTAAGCTTAGTAGGCATGCTATTTAAAGCATCTCTATTAGCTTTACCTTTATCTCCAGGATATGCAGTACTAGGAGTTTCACCTAATGCCAAACTCTAACTAATCTCTAAGTATTGAGTACCAGTCCATCTATATGTTAAGTTAGTATCTTTAGCTACATATATTTTACCAGTTTCACCAGTCTAAGGGAATTGAGCTTTAGTAGAGTATTCTAATACATCATCTACATAGGATGGTAACTAAGCTGCTGGAACTTTACCAGTTGAGTCTAACTCAGCTAATCCACCAGGCTGACCTTTAGTACTAATAAAAGCATTTAAACTGTTAGTAATAGTAGTATCGCCTGCTTTCCTATCTTCAATTTCTTTCTGTAAAGCATCCTCTAGCTTATCAGTAACCCCATCAAACTTATTCTCTATACGGTCTATCTCTGCTTCTCTATCAGCAATCTCCTTATCAATCTTATTATCAAGATTGTCTATTCTATTGTTTAAATTGGAGTCAGCTTCCTTTAGATCTTCAATCTATCCAGGAATAGTAGTATTAAGTTCTACATAGTCTTCCTTACTCATTAGACCATCCATAGATGCAGTAGCATTAGCTATACGTATATCCATATAGATATTGTTACCACTTTTAACGGTATTCCATGATACACAAGGAGTAGCATTCTATCTGAAAGTGATGCCATTAGTTACTAAGTCATAAGTAGATGTATTAGTACCATCTTTAAACTTAATATTAGTTAATGCTAAATTACCTATATATACATACTGACCATTATCTGTAAGTACTTTAGTACCATCACCAGTAGTCTTAATTACTGTAGTAGTATATTGTTCTTTACTATAGTTTAATGAACCATCTACAGTAATAGTATCAAATACTACTTGAGATATATTATCTGTACCTTCTTCTTTAATAAAATCAGGAGATTCAATGTATATAGTACCACCAACTATAGCTACTTCAGTTGCTAAGTCTAAACCATTTCTCTTAGAGTTAATAGTATAGATAAGCTTGCCTTCTTCTATAGCTTGCTTTAATGCGTCATAATCTTCTTGACTTACTTTACCATCAACGATAGTAGGATCAAAGATATACATAGTCATATCTTTAAACTCTATCATTCGGATCTTACCATTTCTTTCACCATCTTGGAATGGAATCATTTCCTATCCTGTGACAGCAGTACGTTCTGAAGCTTGACTAATTTTTAAACCTTTAATTCTTGCTATCATTGTCAATCAAATTATTTTCTTTCTACTATTCTAACAGTACTACACCGTTATCTTCCCATAACCAAGGATCTGCATCCTCTGTTAACAATGCTAATACATAAGGATCATATAATCCTCTAAAGTATCCATTACCACAACCACACTTAATACAATACGGTTTGAGTTTCATAGGTATACCACTATATAACTGTGGTTTAACCTAATGTAAGTATCTCTTTAGTATTTCAGAATCTATAGGAGTAGTAACACTAGATGTGTTACTAAACTCCAATAAATCTGTTAATTCATTGTATACTATGGTTGCTACAACATCTCTATTGTTCCTAAGTATATTAGTTTTAAGTATAGAGTTTGTTTTACTATTTATATATTCTTTTGCTTTATCCATAGTAATTATACATTTGCGTATGTTTTAGTAGTAAGACTATTTTTTGCAAATATTAAACCTTCTGTTGGGTTTAATCTAGCAGAATAGGTATCACTTCCTAATACTTTTTGTATATATATACTACCATCTCCAGATATAGATATCTATGAACCATTACTACATCTAACATATATGTTTCCTTCGTTAGGAGACTAATCCTAAGTTCCGTATATATCTATTAGATAAAAGTCTGAATCTGTAGATTGAGGCACTCTTAGTCCACTAAAACTATCACCTGCTAATATTACTTTACCGTTAGTACTATCTCCTACATTAAGTTCATTAATTTCTCCAGAAGAATTCCAAGTGATATTACCTTTTGCTAACTATCCACTACCATCAGAATTTAGACCAAACCACTCAGTAAATGGAGACTAAGCCTAACCCATACGCATACCAGTTGAATCTAATTTAAACTAATAATCACTTGTAAGCTATGATATGTTATTTTTCTTTATATAGGTACCAGAAGTAGATAATGCACCACTGCTTGAATTGTTAATCATACTCAACCCGCTACCATCTAGCGTAAGCTTAGTATCAGTTGTAGTTAACTACAACTAACTATTCTCAGAATCAGCAGCTAAGTGTATGCCTCCAGCTCCAAAGTAAGCTTCGCCATTCTCAAAGTCTAACAAGAAATTAGGTCTAAATGAATTAGAGGTATTCATAGGATCTGAAGTATTAATCAAATGATACTCAGAACTATCACCACCACTAGCATTCTTACCCCTTTGTGAGAACATTAAGTTGTTATTGAATACAGCTCCACCTACTAATGAGTTAGGTGCAATAAGTAAGTCAGTATAGATAGCTTCAAAGTTTTTTAATGGTTCCCATGCTCCAGAGGTATCTGTTCCTGGCGATTCATTATTCTGCTACGTACCAATCCATGTCATTACGGCTTTTAAAAAGAAATAGTGATTGCCTTCAGTATCTCCTCCAGTATCATATACATATGGGGCAGTTTCTCCATCGTTAATATAAGGAGTACTAGTACTATATATACCCATAGGATATGCTATAGGTTGTGAACCTACTGGATCTGGAGTAATTATACCGCCCATAGGGTTAGGTTTAGACCAATGTTGTCCTGATTCTAATTCATCGTTTATTATTCTACACTGAATGAACCATATATAGTTATATTCATCACCGCTAACTAACTCGGGAACATATATAGACCAACCTTCTGGATCTCTTTTACGCTTCATAGTGTCGCTCCATTGTTCTCCTGTATAAGTAGTTTCAGTACCTTTACAGTATCTAACTTCATAACCTACTCCAGGAACACCTGAACCACCATTATCACCAGTCATACCAGTCATATAGTATGGATCGCACCAGTCTTCTATCATAGTATTATCACTACCATTGATATAAGCAAAAGTAGCCCATAAGACTTTACCATCACTTAAAGCAGGAGCTGAAGAACTCCAACCAGAAGGATAACGAGTATCTTGGTCTAACGAAGGAGCTGAACTCCAACTATTGTTTCTAGCAAATCTATATTCATAGTAGTTACCATCCATGCCTTGAACCTTACCTACATTTACCCATTCGCTACCATTCCATACCCATAAGAAACCATCGATAACCCATCCGTCTCCTATCTCATTGCCACTATCTGGAAGATCATCTGTAGAATCTAAAGTACCTTTAATAACAACCCCTTGACCTGTTATTTTTACTACAGCGCCCCATTCTATTACTGTACCTGTTTCACCTTGAACTAACGCTATACATTTCCACCATATACCAGTAGACATATCAGGCGTAAGTACCCAACCATCGCCTGGATGATACGGGTCATTACTAGTAGGTTTCTCAGGTTGAGTAGAACTCTATTTGAATGCTTCTACTTGATAATTAAAGTTATTACCATCAAGACCAGGTACACCTGTAATTAAATAAGGCCCTTGCCAACCTCTTTCGTCTTCAGGCAGAGATTCATCAATTACTAACTTATTATCAAAAGTAACTAAAGCTTGAATACCCCATATGGCTTCTTTACCAGTCACAGAGGGCATACCTACGCTCCAAATACTACCAGGGTTAATATTCAATCTATCTGGATCTCTAGGTTTAACGTCGCTACCAGATGTCTTAGTATACATTACTCTAAGGTGTTGACCATCTTGACCATCATCTCCCCATTTAGCCCATAATGACGGAGAACTAAAGTTACCCCATTTGTGAGTATCCCCTTTATACTTTCTTTTACTAACCCATTCATATTTAAACTCTTCACTTACTCCCTTAGGATCATCTGTCCAAGGTTGTTCACCAGGAGCTGATTGAGGTATGTACTCATCTTGATCTGGATTATTATCTGTAATCTCTTTAGGAGAAGCAGGCAATTTAGTACGTTGATAAATATATTCTACTCCATCACCATCTTTACCATTTACACCCCATTTAGACCAAATAGTAGGACCTTCCCATTCACTCCAAGTACCATCAGCTTGTAAGTTGTGTGAACAAACCCATTCGCATTGGTATGATTCACTAATACCTGTAGGATGATCAGTCCAACCTTGTCTAATAGCTTCAGTCTGACTATTACCTGTAGGTTTAGTAGGAGTAACTAAACTAGTTACAGTAAGCTTATATACAAACTCAATATTACTACCATCTGAACCATCATGGCCATCTGCACCTGTAAGTCTCACAGGAGTACTCCAAGGCACTACTATTGTACCTTTACTAGAGAATGTAGCGGTAGACATCCATACATAGCCATTAGGATTACTATCACTACCAGACCATCCTTCAGGATATGTAATAGTATTAGTATCGTAATCCCAGCTACCTCCTACAGGAGTATCAGGTCTTTGTATAGTTTTAGTAGATTTGTATGCTATTACTACTCTAGTAGTATCTCCGTCTATACCTGGTACACCATCAATACCATCCTTACCGTCTTTACCGTCTTTACCATCTTTACCGTCCTTACCTGCATCTCCTGTTCTACCTGCTGGTATACCAAATGAGAATAAGAACTTATCTTTATCTAAAGATACAGATGCTGTAGGAGTACTTGATTCATATACATCCTTAATCGCAGCTTTAAACTTAGAACTACCTATAACTATATCAGCTACAGATTCAAGTGGTAATTTGTAGTTATTGTCTTTCTCTGCAGTAACAATGTATTCACCACCTGTAGCTTCAAGCTTCTCTTCTAAGTCTAATATCTTTACACCATCGCATTTTTGTGTCATATCTCTTTATTTTATAATTTACAATAACCGTTACTGCAATTTCCTGTACTGCAAGTATTATTAGAACAAGAGTAACAAATACCACTAAATAAAGTAGCAGAGTTACGCTCTTTCTCTAAATGAAGACACTTATCGTTTTCTGTATTGAAACAATCACCTTTCTGAGTAAGAATAGCATTGTTACAGCAAGTACTAGCTGCACATTTTGGTTTAATAGATATCTCAAGTAATCTACAGATATCTACATATAATTGTAAAGCATCGCGATAGTAATCGGATGCTAAAGCATACTCAAGCAACTATCTCTTAAAGACTACTAGCATTATATTCTGCATAGTCTAATCATCTAAACAAGTTGAACAGTGAGTATGTAATTTCCTAATCTCTGCCATATATACAATTGAAGGATTGTAGTATATGCCATGAAAATGTATTTCTTCCTATTCCGTAAAACATCTTAAAGTAACGTATTTCATATTCCAATCTAGTTCTAGAATATCGTCATTAGTTACAGTTACATTATTATCGGAATCTACTGTAATATTCTCAGAAAAGCTAATGTTATGTATAGGACTGTCTTCAAGTATGTTCTTTAAATTCCATACTTCATCTATATAAACTTCCTTACTATAGCTGCTAAGGTCTACTTCAGTCTCTATCTTGAAGGTCAGTTTATCACCATCTATTTGTATATTTGTTAATTTGTCCATATATCAACAATAAAAAAAGTGGAGAGTGGAATATTCCACAACTCCACTTCTGTAGTTTGTAAAAGGAATCTTATCCCAAATTCAATCTCTCTAACGTGGATTAGGCAATTGTCTTACCAGCAATAAATGACTGAATACCTTTATCTACAATAGAATCAACTAAACTAGGACAATAAACTTCCGTAGTCAACGGAGTAGTCTTGATGTACTGATTATCATTGCTCAAGTACAGGTTATCGTTTTCGATGATAGCATAGTCATATTCTGCATCTTCTACTACTTTACGAACCTGTTCAACAATAGGATATGCACCAGTAAATACATGACCTTTATAACCAATATTACGTACTTCTGCATCACGTACTTGCTTCCAATAACCCTTGCCCGGATTACCAGCAGTCTTAACAATCGTAGCACCTACAACTGCCTTAGGCTGATTAGCAAGCAATGCGCCAGGAATAGTTTCATACAGAGAAGCTTCCATAGATACAACGCTGTATTCATTCAAAGAGTAAACACCTTCGTTATCATCCTTCGGCATAGCAGTCAAAGTCAGAACTGCAGCAGAAGCAGAAGCCTGTACTCTACGATTCTTATGAGCATTGATCTTCTTCAAGAAAGCGTCTACTAAATCTTTAGCTGTAGTAGTTTCAGCATATACTTCATAAGTATGAGTAAACTGCCAAGCAGCTTCATACATATCCTTATAAACAATACGCAAAACGTAACGATTACCAGCAATAATAGTAGCGTTAGTTAAAGTGATTACAATCTTTTCTTCAACAGGAGCTACATATTCGCCAATTACTGCAGACGGTTTAGAAGCTTTCTGGATTTCAGTAGAGAAATCAATATTAGCTTTCTGTGCTACTGTACCATCAGGCATAGTAACATTCATCTTTTCACCTGCTACACCTACATACAGAGAGTTAGCATTTACTGCATCAGCAGCAGTTTTAATAAGAGCCTTATTCTCATCGAACAAAGCAACATCACCAACAGCCAAAGCATCTACTGTAGTGTAAGAAGCCGGAGCTTGTTTTCCGATTAATACGGAGTGTACTGATTGTAACATATTAAAATATTAAAATTAAATTAGACATTAGCGCTTAGTCTATTCGCTTACTTTCTACTTTCATTATTTCAGATTTCCACGTTGGTAAGCGCCTTAATTATTCGTTCTAAGATTTTTTAGAACTAGTATTAGGTATAGTCTGTACTATCATTTGAACTGCTAGATCGACTATATCCTAATGTGTATTTTCTGGTAAATCTGTATACTCTTTAGTTAAATCCTAGAGAGTACCTAAATCCTTGGCTTTTCTTAAGTAGGTAAGTTCATAAGAACTTATATCATAATTACCATCAGTATATAATACAATTTTATTGTCAGTATATACTCTAATAGGCTTTGCTTGATTATAACGCAATCTGTGATCTGATAGACTATTACTTAGTCTAGAGCTTACTGTCTCTATTGTAGCCTCTATTACATCAGACTCATGAGTAATTAAGTTATTACATTTATTATCCTTTATACTTATGTATACATTTTCACCAAGTGCAAACATATAATCTTCAGGATAATCAGCTTCCCATTTATTACCTAATTTACTAAAGCTATAAGTAGTATAGCTCTTAGTATTCACTAAAGTACGTATGTTATCAGTAATCTCTTGATTCCTCTAGAATACTCTAAAATTCTATTTGACATATTCGTCTTTAGCTTTATTTATAAAATGAAACAAAGTATCTGAAGGAAACTTGATAGTTTCATTATAATGAGGTATGATATTATTCAGCTGCCTCTCTACATTTATTTGAAAATCTCTCTCACACATAATTATTCAGATACTTGGTTTAACTAAAACTTAGAAGATTGTCTTTGAGATTCTATATTCTCTAAAGCAATTACTACTGCTCTATTAATAATCTCATACATAACATCTTCAGGGAAGTCTAATTCTTGTTCAGGTTTAGTATAATCAAACTTAGTTGGTTTCTTAACATAAGTTAGATCTACTCTATAGAACTCTGTATTATCTTCTACTCTTGGAGCATACATAGGATCCTGCATTAAAACAGGATCTACATATACTAAGAGTTTATCGTTTTCTAAAGTAGCTACTGGATTCTCTACCCAAGGTATATTATTGTAAGTCTACTTAAAAGGCTTTACTAACTCATGACTAGTAAGTACGCAGTTAGTCTAGAATTGTCCATACTTAAGTAATACACTAAGTATAGTCATTCTATTATCTTCATCATGAATATCTTCTAATGCATACTCATTATAGTCTGTATGTACAGCATGAAGGTTAACATCTGTAGCTATTAACTTCTCTATTTCAGATAAGTTAGATACAGAACCTTCCAAACCTACTCTTAATGCATTGTTACCAGTAATCTTATTACTTAAGATTTCTAACTATGCTTGATTAAGAAATAAGTCTACTTCTTCATCTAAGAATGCTGGGCATCCACCATAAGCAATACCTTCTGCATTCTTATCCAGAACTACCTTGAAAATTATATGAGAATCTTTATTAGTCATTACTTAGATTTTATTTCCTACATTATTGCCAATTTTATTTCTTGATTCTTCTTATCCTTAAGATAAGCAATTACATCT